CTTGCCCTCTACTATATACTTCTTCAGGATTATATTGAATGTTATTTACTTTTTTCCATTCTTCTATAATTTCTTTAGATTGTTCATATTCTTTATTTTTTTCTATAAATGATTGTATATTACTATCTGATAATATGTTACTATTAATTTTTATTATGTTTGTTTGATATTCATAAGATTCTTTATATAACTCTTTAGCTTGATTTAAATCAACAGTATCTATAATATTTTGTTCTTCATCTTGAATTATATAATTATTACCTTGTTTAGAAACATAGTAATCTCCTATTGTAAAAGATTTTGGCAGAACATCTTCTATTTTAACATTATTCAAATCAACATCTTCAACACTTTTAATTAATTTACTAATATGATTACTTGCTTCAGCATAAGTTTTAAATTTTTGATTATCTGGAGTAGTATAAATTACTTCATTTCCGGGAAGTATAAGTTTAGAATTACTATAAGCTAATAAATCAGCTAAATCACCTAAAGTCATATTATCAGGTAACTTATCTATTTCAACTTCTTTTTGATTAAATAAGCTTTTCATAAAAGCTTTCATTTCTTTAAGAAGTCTTTTAAGTAAAGATATTAATTTACCATCTTTAACTTTATCTAATCTATCAGCAGTATATAAACCTAATAATTCTACAATAGCTTCTTCTTGTTGTTCTTCTAAAGTATATTCAACTTTTAATTCATTTTGTGCTTCTTCAAATGTATTATATGTATTCCCTGATACTAATCTACCCTTTTTATCATAAACAGCATATTGAATAATTCCTAAGTTGTCAGTACTGCTTACTCTATAATTAGGATTAGAAAGTTTATAAACATAATCTCTTTTAACTCTATCTAATACTTCTTTACCTTTACCATATTCAAGTTCTTTTAGTAGATTTTGATAAAGAGTATTAGTTAACTTAGATAATTTATTTTTCAAGTTTTTAGCAAACTCAATAGCATCTTTTTCAGTAGTAAATTCTTTACTATAATAATACGAATCATATTCTTCATCATATTTTTTATCAAATAAATATTTTACTTTTTCTTGTAAAGATTTATCTTCTATAAATCCTAATTCATATATAAATTTTGGATTTTTTTTAGTTCCATAGTTATGTGGACCTTCCTCAATATAATTATCAAGATTTCTAAATTTTTTCTTATTTTTAATAGCTCTAATAATAGGATGCCCTAATATTTCATGTATAGGAGTATCTAACGTAGCATAAGCTAAATTAATTACAGCAGTATTATTTTCTAACTTACCTTTATACTCTTTATTTATATTACGTTCAAATCTTACAGGAATACCTATTCTATCAGACATTCTCGCAGCTAAATCTCTAATAGTTTTTTCAGATGCTGCATAATCCTGTAAATTACTTTCACTCAAATTTTGATAAAATATATTACCTTGCTGCCCTAATCTACCACTAACAAACTGTTTGAATCCTTCTATATCTTGTTTAGAACCTAATATGTGNNATTTGTTCTGGTTCAAATACTACATAAGTATCTATATTTGATTTTTGCTTAAATAAACTTTCTTTACCTACTATACCATCTATGTTTGGAGTAGTTTGTTTTATTTTTAATACATTATCATATTCAATAGGTAAATCCTTTTCCTCTTTTAGATTTGTTATATTTAATAATACACTTTTAACCTGAGGATTGAAAATTTCTAATTCTTCACCGACAATTCTGTTATAAGCTTCTCTAAACTGGGACAACGTAAATAAAGAATATTCTCCCCCATTAGAATCTCTCTCCCAATATAACTCTATTAGTTTTTTTTCCTGTTGTTTATTTAAATGAAATTCTTTTACTAAAGAAGGTTTTATTATAACATTTATTCCTTCTCCTACTTCTTCAAATAAATCATTAAACTTAAAATTAATTGCTATATCTAATGATATGTCTCTGTTTGTACCACTAAAATAATAATCTGGTAGTTTATTAAATTTGTCAAAACTCCTAATAGTACCATGATAAACAATATCCTTCACTTTACTATCAGGAAATATAGNNAGATATTGACTATAAAGTTGTTGTGCTTGTTGTTTTTGTTGTGGGGTTATTTGTTGATATTCAATATTATTAAAAGTAAATCCATCTATTGTATAATTTACTTCTAATACATCATTTAATAAATCAGTAAGTTCTTCTAATTTATTTCTTGTAAGATTTGATTTACCAAATATTTTTGATATAATATCATAAAAAATATCCCATAAAGTATTAGTTTTTTGTACTTCCCTTATTGTAGTAGTTAAATTACTTGGTGTATTTTTTAAGAAATTTATAAACTCTTTATCTGTTAAACCATAAGTAATAACTTCCTCTGAACTTTCTTGAATTATTTCATAAATATCATTTAATCTTTTATTGTTTTTACTTGCTTCTTTTAATTGAGGTAAAATACTTTTTATATAATCGTCTATATCTACTTTAAATTCTTGTTGGTTAAGAGTTTTTTTACCTGATTGTTCTATATATTTATTTCGTAAAATACCATGTATTATTTCATGCAATAAGGTTCTTTCAAAACTATCTGATTGAAAAAATAAATCTTTATCAAACACAATAGTATTGGTAATCCAATTATATCCCCCAGAAGCAAAATTATGATTTACTGAAAAATTATTTTGTATATCTAATTTAATATTATATTTTTCAATAAAAGGAAATAAAAAATCAAACCCTTTAAAATTACTTTTTAAATAATCAATAAGTCCTTTAGAACTATCTAAAAACGTTTCATTTATATTTTTAGGAGCTAAAGTTTCCTTCATTGAAGGAGTAAACCCTAAAGCTTCATATACAGCATTAGCTAATTCAGGATTAGATTCAAATAATTTTGCTACATCTGGTTTAATATTAGGTGTTAAAGATATTTCTCTTCTTTCAGGTGTTACAGGTTTATTTTTAACTTCATTATATTTATTCCAATAAATATCTATTAATGAAGATGGTATAAATATTCTACCAGAAGGTTTAATAACTTCTGTACCAAACATAGTATTAACCTTACTAATAGAATTTGTTTTAGATAACTCTGCAACTTTATCTATCAATAATACTTTTATATCTCTTTTGCAAGCCATGTTTCTAATTCTTTTTTAGTAAATAAAGTTTTCCAATCGTATAATTTCTTTTTCTGACTCTCTGTTTGTATTACTTTAATAGAATCTTCTTTTACTTTCAAAAGATATTCTATAGTAATTTTAACAGAGTTATTACCTGTATTATCAAGCACATCAATTTTTTTCTGTCCTATCTTACCTTTTAATTTCATGTAATATCTGTAAATGTTACCATGTAATCCCATGTTACATTTAGCACATTGTCCATGAATATTATCAAAATTATATCTGATATTAGGATAATTTCTGGATTGAAAAAAATGTCCTGCTTGTATCTTGTCTCTTATGTAATAACCTTTGTAATTACATGATATACATTCAACTTGTCCGTGATTATCAGCATCCCTCAATCTTACAGCAATACTTACAATCTTCCAAACATCTTTCTTTAATTGCGCTAAGTTAATTTTTTTTACCCTTGTCGCAGTAGTTTTCTTTTTCATTGACATCTACTTGGTTGCCGCAAATCTACAACAATTTCAGGCAAACCTTGTATAATAATCGGTGTTAAAGTAATTTCATCTTCATATTCTCCTGTAGGTAAATCATTGAAATCATCAAAAGGTACATTAAGTTCTTCTTCAATAATACTTTCTAAACCTTTGGTAGAAAAGTCTTCAAAAAACTCTTCACGAGATTCTGATTTAAGTGGTGCATTACTTTCAATAATTTCATCAAAACTTTTCTTACTTTTACCTCTTTTAACTTCAACTTTTTCAGGTTGTGGTTGAATTACAGGTTGTACTGTAGTAGGTTGATTAATTTTAATTCTTGGTGAAGTTCCTGTATGATATATTGTAAATTTAGCACCTATTTCTTGTAAATATTCTATAAATTGACTATCTACTTGAGGCATATCTCCTACTACAAATTCTGCGCCTTTAATATAGTTATCTAAAATAAATTGTTTAGTTCTTTTTTGAAGAGGTTTTCCTAAAAATTCTGAATTTCTTGCTAACATTATTTTAGCATTTCTTAAAGTTTCTTCATCAGTATTTGGATTAAATTCAGAAACTGTATTATCCTTATTATAAATTGGCTCAACTTCAACAGAATTTTCATTTTCATACATACCTATTTCAGCTCCTGTTTTTTGAGAAATAACAAAAGCAGAAGTATCTGTTGAAGATTTTGATGTTGACTTATTTAAATTTTCATAATAGGATTCATTTGCTAATAATATAGATTCTCCAATAAAACCATCTGCAACTTTTCTCATAGCTTTATCTTTACCATCTCCTTCTGGAGTACCTTTACCTTTATCATCAAATCCTCCTTTATAACCTTGAAATCCATCTTTTACAGTTTGAATTACAGGTTGTGTAGGTTGTACTGATGGAGGTGTTATATTTCTTTTTTCATTAGCTAATTTTATAATAGCTTTTCTATTTCCATTATTTTCATCCCACTTCATTACTGCCCCAGTTTGACCTGATATAATTATATTCTTGTTATTGACTACATAGATAGTATCTCGATAATTTACTATCACAGCCCTTCCTTCTTTCACAGCAACGTTAGCAAGTATTTTATTTCTATCTACACTATCTTCTTTGAATACTATATCTCCTTTCTTATTGTAGATAGTTTTACCGCCTACTACAGTATAAGTCATTCTATTTTTTCCTTTAGGTTGATATGTTACTTCAGTCTTACTTTCTGTCGTTGCAGGCTGTGTAGTAGATATAATTTTAGGAAATTCTCCAGTATTATCAATTCCTAATTCTAATAATTTACTGTCTAAATAATCTTGATGTTTTTGCGGTAATTTTGCTTTTAACCCTCCTTGCCCAATTCTATAATTCCCTAATTTTAAATTTCTAAATTTACCCAAATCTTTTTTAATTTGAGAAATTTCTTCGTCAATAGTTGACTTAAATAACTCAAAATTACTATCTGTCCAATTAGTACCGTAATCACTCATTGTAGATATAGGGTAAGCATTATTTAATCCTCTTATTACTGCACTTGTAGGATTATTTAAACTGCCGAAATGAATAGGTTTGTCAGTTAAATTTTTATATTTCTTGTAATACCAACTATCTTTATTTACATTTTCGGTAGTAGCATTTGGCGAAGAAGTTCTTTTCGCATTATCTGTAAAAATGTACATTGATTCATTATCTTTTTCTACAGAATTTCTTGTATATTTATCTGAACTAATTATTATTGAAGGTTGCGTAGTAGCAGTAGTTTCTTTAATATTTTGAGTTACAGATGGAGTAGTTTTTTCTACAGAAATTTCAGTACTTATAACAGGTTGTATAGGTTCTACAGGTTGTGTAGTCATATCAAAATTACTCCAATCAAACTTATTGATAAGATAATCTAAAGCATTAGCATGAGATGGTTGATTTAATTCAGCATAATACAGAATAGGTTTACCTTTTAATTCTCCTGACATAAACTGACTTATCATCCGTTCTCTCTGAATATTAAGTGATTCAATTGACATTGTTTCAGGAATAGTATCAGTTATTTGTCCTGTTAGTATCCATTTGATATATTTCTCTGTAGCTTCTTTAGTATTTTTTACCTGAATTAATTTTGTCAATTTTCTGTTAGGAGTAAAAGGATTACCATAATGTGCCATACCATCTTTTCTCAAACTATATATCATATCGTTATCTTCAGCATATTGTATAGCATTATCATATTCTATTTTACCTTCATCATCTCTAAATTCAGGTATATCGTTTTCACCAAAAATTACTACATTTCCTACACCTGTTATATATGGTAAATCTCTGTAAATTCTTTCTTCAATATTTTGAATTTCACTATCAGGTTTATAAGATATAATTTCAACAATAGATGATATTGCTTCACCTGTAACTGAATCTCTGTTAAATCCAATAAAGTCAAGTAAGTCAAGAATAATATCTCTGATAACTCTTGATATTCTACTCCATAAACTTGTCTCACCTGATTTAACTTTTGATAATCTTTCTTGTAATTTTTCAGATGTCATTATCACACTAAAAAATTCTTTCATATTATATGAGCCATAAATATCGTCAAGCTGCTCTTCAGTTACTACACCTTTTTCTTTAAATTCTTTAATAAACTGGTCTCTATTAGGATATTGTTGTTTGACTATATCAAATAACCTTTCAAGTTTTTTGAAATGTTCTACAAGTACTTCAGGTACTTTATTATAATCTATCCTATCACCTTCAAAATATTTTACAGTAAAAGCATGACTTACTTCATGTAATATTAATTTTTCAATATCATAACTTTTACCTTCTTTAGTCAATTTATCTAATTGAGTTCTACTTAATGTAATAGTATTTGTCCTTTCATTATACCAACCTCTTCCTGGTGATTCTACACCTTCAACAGTATCATCAATAATTTTTAAAATAATATTACCAAGATTACTATAATTTTTCAGATAAAATTCAGCAAGTTTTTTGTAATAGCTATTACCAGACCTTGCTACTCCTTCTAATGCTTTTGATACGGTATTACCTGTATTTTTATCTAATCCATATATTGATAATGATTTTCTGTACTCTTTATCTGTAGGTATTACTCTATTGTAAATAGTATTAGCGTTGTAAGTATTAATCATTGACTTTTGTAAACTTGTCTTATCAAAGTTATATTCATTCATACCATGTATACCAAGTACAGGTATTCTGTAATACTTACCATCATTCATTAAAGCAAATAATAATACAGAACCTTTTTTTCTAACTTTTTTATTTTTTATAAAAGAACCAGCATCATATATTCTAATATAAGGTGGTAATCCATTATACTCTAATAAATACTTTCTTGTAGTTTCATTATTTAATTCAAATGATACTAAGTTAAATGCTTTATTTACATTACCTTCAATATGTTTATTCAAATCATCATACCTAATTTTAGCTTTTATACCCATAGGATTATGCTGTATATATTGTCTTACAAAAGCATCCTGATTAATAAAATCATCATCTATATTTATCTTTCTAAGATTTTCAGCAAAATTATTTGATATAAGATATTCAATAGGTACATGTTTAACAAACTGTGTAACTTCTTGTATACCTCCTTCAAGATAAGCATAAAGAACATGTAATTGTGCAAGACTTTGATAAGTCATTGTCCTTCCATTATATTTAATAGGTAATTCAGTAGTATTCAAAAACATTGATAACCAATCAAAATAATACTTGTTTTCATTTTCTTCTCTTACAGAATTATTCCACATAATTGTAGATGGTAATTCATTTGAATTTACTTCAAAAGACATTAATGAAAATATAGTATTATTTAATAAACCTAATTCTTTTAACTGCTTATCATATTTTGCTAAAGACATATTACTATCAGTCTGAAAGAATAATTCTTTACGCAAATCTTCAACTGTAGCACCTTCTTCTAAGTTTTGAATAAGATGTGAAGCAAATATGTACTTTCTAAATTCTCTTGCAATTTCTTGTTTAGTATCTACAGGTAATTCAGGTAAACTTAAAGCTTTAGATATTTTATTAAAAATATCTGTCATCTTATGATATGGAAATATCTTATTAAATATTCTTGATGTATTTAATCCATATTCTGTAGCTAAACCATTTATAGTATTTTTCTTAATCTCTTCAAGATTAGTAAACATTCTATACTCTTCTAAATCTTCAACTTTTTCAAGTTTATCAATATTATCAAATATAGATTTATCTAAACCAGCACTATCTGTATTGAATGTTGTCATAACTTTAGACATACCATCTCCAAAACTCATAGCTTCTTCAAATAAAGCAAGTACAGCACCTTGTTTTACAGGATTATCAGCACTCATATTATCATAAAGTGTCTGTCCAAAACTTGAATACTTTACAACTTCTTCAAAGTTTTCATACTCTTTTTTATCAATTTCAGTAAAACTTTTTGTAAGTGTTTCAATTGCTTCAAGATGTGATTTATCTAAATTTCTAAGTTTAACATATTCTTGAATAATAGGCTGTGTACGTAAGAAATCTACAATAGATATTTTTACAGTTGGAAATTTACCTGTTTCAGGATTAATTACACCTTGTCTATCTTCTACATAGATAAAATCAAATCCTAATTCATCAAGAAAAGTACTAAAATGAAAAGTATAGTTATTATCGTTAAGTGTAAACATCAACTCTTCTTTAGCATTATCCATTGAATAGTTTTGACGTTGTAGATGCACATCTGAAATGTATCTTTGTCCATCTAATGTTTTTATTCCACCTAATTTACCATAAGAAGTATAACCTGCTATAGTTATCCTATAAGATTCCATCCTATCTCTTTCAGGATTATACTTCATTACTTGTATAGGTTTATCAAGTAATTGTGCTGTAGCATGAAATGTAGTTGCAAGTGAATACCAACCTGTACCTGCTTTACCTGATGAACCTGATATTCTTTTTAACTTTTGAAATTCATCATCAAGTAATGAATACATTTTTTTATTCTTAGTAATCAAAGCAGCTTGTGCTTTAGCTTCATCAAATGAAAGCGGTTTCATAACTTGTATCTGTACATTAGAATTTTTCATAGACAATACTTCGTGATGTATATCTATGATTCTATTCTTTTTAGTATCAGCTTTAGTTATAACTCCATTTTCACTTACATTAATTTCATACCAATATGTCATTAATTTATCTACGTCAAAGTCAGAACCCATCTGCTTAACAAAATCTCTTGGTGCAATAATTAAGTCTTTGTAATCTTCAGGCAAAAATCCAACTATTTGCATAGTTGCCATTGACATCTGTCCTGATGTTGGAATACGGAAACCAAATTGTTTTAGCAACTCTTTAGGAAACTTAGTTGTGTCTAAATATAGTTTACCATCATTTCCTACTTTTGTATAATCTTGTAACTTTAAAAGTTTTTTATTGTGCATTAATTTAAATGGCACTAATACTTTAGCTGGTACAAATTCTATTTCTTCAGGTTTATATAATTCAATACGTTTTGTAATTTGCTTACCTGTAGCTTTCTCAATAAAATGTGAATTAGTTAAGTTACCATCAAATCCTTCTACAAGTACAGTACCTGATGGTATAGTATATCCTTCAGCTTCTTTAAGTTTAAAACCTTCAGATGAACCTAAAATATTACCGTTACCTGGCATTTCTATTTTAAGTATTCTGTTATTGATAATTGAGTTTAATAGTGATTCATATCTGTTAGATGAAGCATGAAACATTAATGGTATTAAAAACTGTCCATCTACCAAATCAAGTCCTCTTGTATCTTGAAGTGGATAACCTCGTTGTTTAGCTTCTTTCTTTAACAATTCAGATAATTTCTCAATGTTAATACTTTGATTATCAAGTGGTATGTTTTCATTTATACCTAACTCTTCATATAATTGCTTACGCTGTTCATCATAAATCTCTTCATGTAACTTTAAAAATTCATCATATAAATTTTTTACACCAGGTTCTTTAATAATATTAGTCCACAACAGTTTAGTCTCTTGTGTACCTCTTTTAATGTATGGCTTTTCTTTAAAAGGCATATCTTGCTGAATACCAAAATTAGCCCTGTCAAGTACTTTGTATGGTAACTTTTTAGTCTTACCTAATTCTTCATCAGTATCTACTTTGATAACATCATCAATATCTTTAAGCATATCTTCTGTACTCCTGACGTTACCAAGATTATCAAATACTTGTAATGGCTGTGGTACAGAACCTAATTTAACACCACTTTCAAATGATGCCCTTACAAACATACCTTCACGTTTCTCTAATTCTTCCATTACTATTCTCAAATTGTCAATTTGAAAATCTTTAGTAAGGTGTCTTGATAATGGAAATGCAGAAGACTTGACATAAACAATATCCATTATATTTAATTCTTCATTATAGACTTGTCCAGAATACACAGGTTTTTGTGGATTCTTTGATATATCCGTTATAAATTTTCTTAAAGTATTGATTTCATCTGTAGTAGGATTTTCTTTATTTTCAATTTCAATAATTTTATTAAAATCTTCTTCAGAATAATCTGTTAGTCCAAATCTATTTTGAATATGTAACCACTCACTCATAGTAGTTACTTCTTGTGCATCTGCACCATCAATTTTTGCAAATTCAACTGCATTAGGATAATTTTTAAGATATTCCTTTTGCTGTTCATCTGTCATATTTATATAAGCATCTACATCAAAAGTTTTACCATCGAATAGTACAGCTAAATAGTTAATTGTAGTTGACATTAATGTAGGGTCTTGTAACATTAATTGTATATACTTTTCAGTTTTGTTACCTGAAAATTTCTTTCTTGTAGCTATTTCAAGTGCAAGACGCTTACCAATGTTTCCATAAGTTTCATTCATAGTAGATGCTATACTGATAGGGTTATTTTCCTGAATACCTTTGATAACATTTTTTTCATCAGGTTTACTACCTTTATACATCAGTGCAGGGTCTCCAATAAACATATAGTGCATTTCAGCTTTGGCTACAATATCATTTACTTTGTAGTCTGCTGCAAAAGCATATATAGCTTCTGCTAAATCCTTTCTGGTTTTTATAGGTCTGCCAATTAAAGACTCTAAATATCTTAAATCTAATTTGAAATTTTTATTTTCATTAACAATTTCATAATCTGTCCAAGTCTCTATTTTTTCATTAATAGCTTCATTGACATAATTCTTCACATATTGTTTGATAGAATCTACAACACCTTCATCTAAAAATCCAAAATTTTTAATATTATCTACATCAAATTCATCAACTTCAACTTGCTCTTTAATAATATTAAACAGAGATTTTCCGTTATATACCATTTCATTTAACTGAGGAAAATGGTAGAAAAACATTCCACCTTTATTATATTGTTTATGGTTAAATCCTCTTTCAGAATTGATAATCCATTCAGCAATTCTTAATATTTCAGGCATAACTACAACATCGAATAATCTGTCTATAGCTTTATCTCCAATAGTTTTATTTTCATAATCATATTCAGCTTTAGTAGCTATTAATGGTACAATAGCTGCTCTTGTTTTATCAGAAAATGTAGGTGCTACAAATTGTGCTACTCTTTGATTATCTGTATATTTTGTATTTGAATTTACAAATAAATGTAATGCTGCTATTTCTTGAGATACTTCATCTATACGAGTAAAGCGTTGGTCTCCCCAACGAATAGTTTGTTGTAAGTCTTTTATAGTTTGTAAGTCGAAATCAGCAATTACAAAATTTCTTCTTAACCTACTTCCCAATTCAGAGTTATATTCTTCAGTACCTTTTTTAAAGTATAATAACATCTGACTATTACCTGCGTATTGAGTTTTTAGTAAGTTTGTTACAAGTTCATCATCAGTCATTAACGCTTCACCTCTTTCAGTTATAAAACTTTTTAAAGTATAAGCATATATCTGTTTTCCTTGTGTCCTGAAATTATCAGGATGAAATGCTTTTAATCCTGCATTTCTTGCTTCTGCTTTTGCTAAGTCTTTTACTACTTGGTTATCAATTATATGTACGTTATCTTCAAAATATTTCTTGTTGATGTTATCTCCAATAGCATCTAAGACATATTTCATTTCTCTAATAGCATTTACTAAACTACCACCATAAAGTAAACCTTTAGCAGTTTTTTCACTTAATACAATACCAAATCTTGAATAAAAATCCATTACAGTTTGTACATTAGTTTCATTTGTACTAACATAAGGAATTAACTCACCAGTATCAGATATAACATGTTTTTGTTTTTTACGTCCTACAACTACGTATGGAATAAAATCTTGATTTAATTCAGCTATTTTTTCTTTATAATTTTCATAATTAAATTCTTGTATATTATCTACTTCTGTAACTTTTCTAAGGTCTTTTTGTAATTGAAAATATAACTTATCTAATTCTAAATACATATCTTCACTTACAATATAATCATCTTCACTTGGTATAAGTATTCCAGATTCTATAAAATTACTTTCCCAAGTCTTATGAATCATATCAGATATTTCATTTGAATTTGAATTTCTAACATAAGTAGTATAAAATTCATAATTCTTTCCATCAATAACTGTACGTTTAGTACTTATCTGTACATAACGCATATTTACTTGATGTTTTGTCATTTCTGATGCAAACTGTCTTTTAGTCTGGTCGTCTAATGTTTTTAATTTTTCTACAACTTGAGTTAACCATACTTGATTTTTACTTTCCTTTTCAAGTGTTTCAATCATTACATCAATATCTTCAGGTAATCCTTGTAGTATTGGTAACAGATTTTTATATGCTTGTACATAATTTATCAATTCATATTCACCAAACCAAGTTGGTGTAAATTTTTCATTAGCTTTTTCAAGTAAATTATACAAGGATAATTCACTCATTTTTTCTATTTCTGCTTTTGCTAACTTTTCATTTAAAGAAGCTTCTTCAGGTTTACCTTCAGCAATTCTTTTTTGAATATATCTTGACTTAGCAATTTCAACAGCTTTAGGATTAGTTCTTAAAAATCCTGATAGAAGTATTTTAAGTTTAGCTGATAGATTTATTTTAGGGTCTATTTCATAAGCATCTTTATCATATACTTGTCCTTTTGCAGAAGCTTCATCTAAACTGTCAACTTCAATACCTTTAGTTTTATCAAGTTCTTGTCTAATTAATGATTCAATTTTATCCCAATTATCTATAGCAGTTTTATATCTTTTTATACCTTCAAGTGCCTTTGCTTCTAATATATCTTTATCTTTAAGATTATCTCTACCTTTTATTTTTTCTTCATAAAATTTAATACCTTTATTCATATTAACAGTCAACCCTCCTTTTACTAATACCATAGCATCATGAAAACTCATACCACTTTCAATAGCAGCAACTGCTCTATTATATCCAAAATTTACTAAACTAAGTGTCCTATCTACACCTAAATCTTTTATAAATTCTGTTTGATTATTAAGTAGATTTTCCATTAACACTAATCCACCAGGAGATATTGTCTTTGGAGTTAATAAAATATCTTCTTGCTTCTTGTTAAGAATTATTCTTTCAACTTCTTCTTCTGAAGGCAATGTATATTCATTAGCAATAAACATTCCATAAATTTCCTTTTCAGTGAAAAATTCTGAAAGTGCTTTATAAGATTTGTGAGTTTTGTTAGGACATTTCATTTTTTATTACAAATTTTAATAAGTTCTTCAATAATAGAATCTTCTACATTAGGTGTAAATTCTCCAAATGTTGAACTAAATTCATCCATATCTTTATCAGTTAATGATTCTTTAGCTGATTCTTCTACAGTTGTTGATGGTATATTAGAAACAGTTGTAGGTTTAATTTCTAATGCAGCTATTTCTGCATAAGCATCAGTATTATCTCTACCAATTTGTTTCAGAGCCTGCATAGCTTGCTCTTTTGTAATTTCTCCATTTTTAACAGCTTCTACATATTCTGCATTGTATTTAGCTTTGATTCTAAGTCTATTTTTACCGTAATCATCATCATACATTCCTCCAGCATCGTCATATTCTTTAAGCGCTTCTTGCTCTCTTCTTTTTATATCAGCTATTTTACTATTAATATCTGAAGTTTGTTCAGATTTAAGTGAATCTATTTCTGCATCGTATTTAGCGTTAATTTTATCCTTTCTTTTACTTATAGAATCTTCTTTAAATTCGTTTATCGCATTATTTATTTCTTCTTTAGTTGCAGATTGCATTACCTCTACCTGAGCGCGTTGCTCTAAAACACCATTTTTATTTATTTGTGGTCTAACAACTCTTGTAATTACCTTATCTTCTGAAACTGAAGAAGTACCTTCAGTAAAATTTACAACATCAATATTATCTCTTTCATCCCATTTTTTACCTATAGGATTTACAATTTCAAATCCTAAAGCCTTTGCAGCATCTTCTAATTTTTGCAACCTTTTTGATTCAGAATCAGTTAAACCTCCGTTTTTTCTTATCCTATAAATTTCATTTAATACGTTTACTGCATTTGATTCATTTATATCACTTCCTGATAGTTCATTGAAAGGTTTACCAATTAAATTACTTAATCTTTCAAATCCTTTTAGTTTTGGTGTGTCTGCTTTACTTAGAGCTTCTTTTCTTTCATTGTTTATTCTTTCTATATCTGATTGAGTTGTAGTAGTCTTAGTAGATTGTTGTTCTAATGAATCTATTTCTACACTACCTTGCATAACTTCAGGTTTAACCTTTTCATTTAATTTAGGTTGTGGTAAATCAAATGTAATTACAGGTTGTATAAATACTGTAGATTCATTAGGTTCATTACCTTTAACAACAGGTATTTCCTGTATATTAGTTACTATATGTGCTTTAGCCCAATCTAAATTAGTATCAGGTGCAATGTTAGCTTTTAAGTTTTGTTTTAAAAATTCATCTAACATTGATTCATCATTTTCAAAAACTGTTTTTTGTACATTATCATATATGTAATAATTACCATTTAGACTTACAGCAAGTTTATATCTACTTTTTGTAGTAGAGGTTTTAAGTTTATTTATTATATAAGATTGAATATTTTCAGGTTTAATATCTTTCCCAATATATATAAAGTTAATCATTTGACGTAACTTATTCGACTTACCTTTTTGATTTGATAATATAATACTCTTAATTGTATTTTTATCATCTTCGGTAAGATTAGTAGTATTAGCATAAAAGAAAGAATCATTAATTAAAAAACCTACACTACCTTCTATAAGTTTAATTTTTTTATTTTTAACTTCTTGTTTTTTCTTTACACCTAATGGTAAAATATTGTATCTATCTATAACAACTACTATTTTAGCATTAGGTACTGCTTCAGATATATTACGTTTAACTTTACCATTTGTTAATATTTTACCATTAGTTTTTGAAGTAATCTTAGTAGTTAATACCATTTCAGTATCAACTGTATTATTATCTTTAATAAACATCTGTCTCAAGTTTCTTAACTGTTGACGTTGTTCATCAAAAGATAATGAATCTTCTTTTTCAATAAGATTAGTTTCATCAATCCAATCTACTCTATGTATATATCCTATTACATCACCATTATGTACTATCTCTAATGGTAAATTTTCATACATTTGTTGTTTTATATCATTTGTATTTGTATAGTTACTCATGTAGTCCTCAAAAGATATAGTGTCTTGATTTTTATTATCAACAAACATCTGTACCTTTCTATAATCTTTTGGTACTCTTATCTGAATAGTATCACCTTTTTTAACACTTGAGTGCATTGCTGCGGTATTTTCTATACCTTCCATTTCAGCATATTCACCAGCATTTCTTCTTTCTACAATTTTACCTGTAAAATCTTTTATCATTTTTATAACACGATAAGCTATCGTATTATGTCCTTCAGATAAAGAATCTGTTTCTAAGCTAACTTCATTATTTTTTACATTAGCATCATTAATTTCTTTATCATCAATACCTTCTTCAGTAATAGTTTCTTCTTCAAATATTTCTTCTTCTGTATACTCTTCCTCTTCTTCTGTTTCTATATCCTCTTCTTCTTTTATAATTTCTTTAGCTTTGTATTTAAATCCTTTACCTGATTTTACTTTATCTACTAAACCTTCATTGACAAGTTCATCTAATATAGTTACAACATCATTACCAAATTGTCTTTTAATATTAGTTGTACTAACATTAGGTTTACTTTTAATAAATGCTAATACTTCTTCTTTAAGTGAACCTGTATCTTCGTCAAGTGTAATTTCATCTAAAATTTCTTTTTCTTTACCTGATTTACCTGCATCCTTTTTACCTGCATCCTTTTTACTTGAAATTTTATAGCCTTCTTTTTCTAACTCTTTTAATTTTTTATTATACAACTCTTCTATAAATTCATCATCTATAAAGCTGTCTCCAGTAGATTTAAAATTTCTTTTAATTTCATCTAAAATATCTTCTTTATAAACTACTTTATCACCTTTAGTTATATCTTCAGCTTGTTTATTTTTTTCTTTTTGAGTTTTTTTATTATTTATCTGCTCTTTTCTTTGATTTTTCTTAGCTGATACATCTTCTTCCTTAGCTTGGTTTTTTTCATCTTCTTGTGTAGTCTCTTCAATTGTTTTCTTTAAATTATCGTAATACTGTGGATTGGTATATTCTTTTTCAAATCTTGTTCTTTCTGTATTATATAATGATTTATACGCTAATGTCTTAGCTATCTTTTCTTTTATAACATCTTGAGTTACAGCATTATCAAGGTTTATTAAATTTTCTTCATTTTTAGTAATGATGTCATCTATAATACTATTTGATTTACTTGTAGGATTATTAATATTATCCTCAATAACTATTTTATCTTCAACAGGAAGTTGTGATATAATTTCATCAGCTTCTTTTTTGAATTTCTTATATTTGTCTTTGAATATATTTTGTTTAACTAAGCTATGATATTGTAATGGTAAAGATTCTTTATGACTGCTAATCTTATAATATGTATCAGCAATATTATAGATAGAACGTAAATTATCTATTTTATCTTTTAATTGTTTAATTTTAGCATCTCTATTTACAGTCTCACCCATTTGCTTCATTTCTGAAACATACTTATCAGCAGTACTTTCAATTATATCATTTGTAATTGCATCTGAATCTGGTGATTGAAATAATTGAAAAGCTAATTCACTAAGTCTGTTTTCAGTAGCTACATCAAGTACATCTTTAGCATTTACATCACCTAAACTGCTTAATATTTGATACTCTTGATGTATGTTATACTTCTCAACATTATTCTTTATATTATTTAAATCTTCTTCAAACTTTTTAGGGTCTTTTATAACAGGCTGCCCATTTTCCATTTTAATACTACCATCATTATTTGTTTCAAAATAATTGAAAGCTGAATTGTTTAATGAAGCATAATGTCCTTGTAATATATCAAGATATTGTTTAGCATATTTATCACCTGAAATAATATTTCTTGCAGTACCAGCAGCAGCACCAGCACCTCCTAAAAATGCACCCAAAAACATTGATTCTTTTCCTTCAATAGTTGAAAAGTTTTCAAGCATATTACTACCAATACCTTGTAAAGTTTCATATATACTTTCCGAAGAAAGTCCCATAGCATTTTTAGAAAAGTAATGTTCAACAGCTAATTGATAATTTTCTTGTAACATTTCTGTAGGAACGTTAGCAGCAAATGGTAATCCATATAAAGCTGCTTTCTGTCCTTTAGTAAGAGACTTTATTAATAATTCATTTCCTTCTTTTGTAATTCTACTTGCTGCTGATAGAGATGGTAATCCAAAAAAGTTACCAAGAATAGTTTCATTAAATATTCTTTCTGAAAACATTAACATTGGTACGTTATACCAAAATGTTTTTTGTGCAGCGTCTCCTGCTATTTGCATTACATCTGCCTGTTGCTCTGGACTTAAATAGTCAAAATCACCACCATATTTTTCTTGTGATACTTGATTTTTAACACTATCTAATACACCTTTACTTTCAAAAAAAGCTTCTGTAAAAGCGTTATAAGCAGTAGATACACCTACTCCACCTTTTTCAAGTCCTAATAATTTACCAACAGTACTTCGAGATGCTTTATCTATTTTCATTAAAATATCATCTGAAGCACCTAATGCTTTAGCTGCTCTACCAATACTTCCGAATTTACTTACAGCATTGACACCTTTAGCACCTAATATAGCAGAAGCCATAAAAGCAAAACCATCTGTAGCAGTTGATGCCCACCAACCAGGCTCTTTAATTCTTGCTATTAAACTATCAGAATCCATTTCCTCTGTACGATATACAGGAAACCATTCGTCTAATATATGTTTTTCAGCAGCATCTATCTCTTGAGTAATAGCATTTTCACTAAATCCTGTAAGTACAGAAGCTGCTCCTGAAAGTGTTTTAGTTATAGTAGAGCCAATAAACCTACCAATAGCAGTTGGTAATAAATTCCAACCACGTTGATTAGCACCTCTATTATATTCCTGATTCATTCCAGGATATAAACCTCTATCATATTTACCAAGAGTTTCGTAATCAAAACTCTGTTGAGGATTAAATGCCCTTTCTTGAGGGTTTATTATTATTGGAGTAGTATCTGGAAGTTCTGATAAAGAACTATATAATCTTTCTTTAGCCATGGTTATTTATTAAATTCATAGTTTGCAGCTTCAGTTTCAGTAGCTTGTACAATTTCTTTCCAAAAATTTGAATCTCCTATTAATTCACCATCAACAGGATTTTGCACATAAATTTCATTTCTTGCAGTATTTTCTTTAGGACTTTTTCTTAATCTTTCTGCTTCTGATTTATATTGATTAACTATTTGGTCAATTACATTACTATTAGTAATTCTAACTCCATTTGGGTCAATATAATATCCATTTTTTTGATAAGTTTGCAAGACTTGATTAGCTATATTATCTATATCTTGGTCAAGATATATAGTTACACGTTTAGTTTGTATTTCTGGAAATCTGTCATCTACTCTTGGTATTCCTGTTTTAAAAGGAACAGAAGTATTATAATTACCATATAATACTGAATTTCCTTTAAATATTGTACTTCTTACAGAAGTTTGATAAGGGTCATCTTGGGTAGCTAATACTGTTATAGTATTTACTTTTTTACCATCTTTATAAGTTATATCTATATAATCACCAGAAGGCATGAAAGCATTATCTCCTCTTATATCAGCTTTAACTCTACTTGAAGATATAAACTTTTCAACATCTCCTTCAAAATATTCTTCAATAATATCTTGTATATTATTAGGCCCTGAAATAACTGTATTATTTTTATCTAACATAACTATTTGTCTATTCTTAATTTCTCCAAGTGCGTCTTTACTACCTATTATTATATTAGTTTTTTCATTAATAGTTTTTTCGTCTTGATAAAAATTAGCTTTAATATTAGTTGTCCTTGTTAATTTAGTAGCTTGATTAGTAGCTGTTATAAGATATTCAGCTTGCTGTTTATCAGATAATTTTTTAAACCAAGGTTGGTCTTTAAATCTTTCATAAACTTGTCCTGCTTCTGGTATTTGTTTAGCTAATGTACCGTTTCTAAATAAATCAATTGCTTTATTACCTTTTACATTTTTTGATGTTATAGGAAAATCTCTATAATATGTATTTGATGGACTTCTTAAAGAAAGAGATTTTTCTTTAATAAATCCATCATCATCTAAATCAAATTCTAACTCAGGTATTCCTCCACCAGGCATATTAACTATTTCTAATTCTCTTGGGATATAATTAGGTGCATCAGCATCTTTTTGCATTTTAATTTTTCTTCTTTCAAGTTCTAAATCATCTTTAACTTGTAACCTATCTATATCTACTTGTGTATAAGACCTATCCATCATACCTGATATAAATCTTCCTACAGGATTATCAAGATTCAATACCTGTTTTTTTATAATTTTACCATTTTTATCTTTAGTTTCTACTGTACTCATTACTTCAGGATTTATATCAGGTGCGTTTGGATTAAAATATTTTTGAGTTGCTGCATCCTGATACATAGATTGTATAAATTCAGTAGGTAATGTTTTTAATAATATCTGTTGTATTCTTTCACGAGTAACACCTGTCTTTTTAATAAATGAATGTAAATCAGTTACATCATTTAATGCTCTTACATCATATCCTTCACCAAGATATTCTGCTTTTAATTTATCAATATTATCTGTAGCCCATTTATTTATATCAGCTTCAGTATAATGTTTATAGTATTGTTGTCCTCCTAAATTTTTAAAACCACCTGTATCAGGGTCATATTCAATATCATTATAAGCATAGTCTTTTTTAAATCTTTCTTGTAATAGTTTATTGTCTTTAAAAAACTCTGTAACATCTTTTATACGTGCTTGTTCTTGGTCATACCTTTGCTCTAAAGCGTTAGCTGCACCACCAGGTTTCCACATATTAGCAATAGCTTTCTTAGCTTCTGTTAATTGTCTTCTATATTCAGCTACATCTCCTGTTGCAGCTACATCAGCTAATTGGTTTACAACTTGATTCTGATAACTTTTAATTTGACCAACAAGTTCTGTATCACTTTTAGAGTCTTTAATATATTTAGGCATCAATTCAGATAAAGCATCAAATTCATCTTTACTTTTCTGAAATGAACCTACCAATTCATTTAACTGCTCAAAAGGCAATTGAAGCATTGGTAAATCAAAATTACTATATGATAATTGAGTATATCTATTCATATCGCTTTATCTATTTAATTCTAACTTTACTATCTTAATCCAAGTTTAAAATCATCAAGATTTATTCCCATAGATTTAAGTTTATCCATACCTTTTCTAAAACGAATATAATCAGGAGTAACTTTAATTTTTGAAGGACTCATTTTAGTAGTAGTAACAGGTGTAGGAGTAGATGCACCACTTGCAGGTTGATTTGTAGTACCTGTTTGACTTACAGGAGTATTAGTAGTACCTGTTTTTTGTGTATTAGAAGTACCTGTTGGGGTAGTAGCTGGAGCACTCGGACTACTCGAAGTAGTAGTACTTGGAGTAGTACTTGGAGTATTACCAGCAGGTACAGTTGTAGTAGAAGTACCTGTTTGAGTACTACTACCTGTAGTAGGAGTGGTAGAAGTATTTCCTCCTGTAGGTGTAGTTGTTGTACCAGCAGGTTTATTAGTAGAAGCACCAACACTACGCTCATAATATTCTCCAAACTGTTTAATCATAGAGTTTTTACTATTCTTTAATTGTACAATATCATCAGCACTTAACTCTTCACCATTTCTAATCTTCTTTATCAAATCTGTACCAACACCAAAATCTTCAAACTTTAAGTTAAGTACATTAGTGTAAAGTTCATTCAACTTATCATTAGCTTTAAGTGTAGTAAAGAATTTACCACCTTCAGCAGCTGTTTGTCCAAGTTTAGAAAGATTAGTAAGAAACTGTCCTTTATTCCTTGCAGTTAATTCTCTTGCAGTCATTCTTGCTTGAGATTCTTGTAAACCTAAATTATTCAACATACCTGCATATTCACCTGTAAGTTGATTACGTACCTGTTGTGCTTGTAATTCAGCACCAGAAGTTTGCTCCATTGCTGTTGCACCAATGTTTTGTAATAATGCGTTTCTAACATTTGCAGAACGTACATTTTGAGTATTTTCCATATTTGCCCTCATAGAAGCATTAATCCTGTTTTGTACAGCAGTTGAATCAATACCTCTACCTTCCATTAATCTTCTAACATCAGACTCATATTTATTTGTTTGAGGTGCTTCTTTATCATAACCACCAGCAAGTATAGCAGCATTTAATCCCATGTTAGCAGCTAATCCTGCAAGTGCAGGGTTGTAAATATTACTATTTTCACCAAACATTCTTTGAAAAATGTTTGGTTTTTTTGTACCTGAACTGTCTGTTTTAGATGAATCTACACCTTTAAATTGTCCAGATGAATCTATTACAGGAGCTATATTTTTACCAAGAGTAATTTGATTATTAGCAGGTAATTGATTAACTGTAGCTAATCCTGAATTATTAGTAACAGGTCCTAAATTTTGTAATGGTGGTTTATTTAATGTAGGTAATGTAAATAAAGGCATTAACGGTAATCCTGTTCTTGGAGGTGCAGCATCAGTTAAAGGAGGATTTGGTAATTGTTGTTGTGCAATCCAACTTATATTTCCTGGAGGTACACCAGCAGTAGGGTCTGTTAAAAAATTACCTTCTTCCATTTTAACTTTACCACCACATTTAAGTTTATCTTTAACCATGGCATCAGCTTCAGATTGCATTTTGACAGCTTCATTTAATTTCATTAACTCTGCTATTTCCATTTCATAGCTTAGTTTTTGAGTTAAATCAGTGTCTCGTTTTTTATACTTGTTACTGATAATAGATGCTGCTTCAGCAAATGTTTTACCAGAGTATATAGATTTTAAATCTTTACTTTTCATAAGTTATATTTTTAATGTATTTGAAAATACATATTTTATTTTTTTACCATTTATTTTTATATCTACCATGTTTTCACCACCTTCTACTTCAACAGATGATTGGTTAACAGGTAATCCATCTTTACTAATATCCATACCACCATTTGCATGACTATTACCTGTGTATTTGATATTATCATGCCTACCTATAGCACCACCATTTTTCAATTGGTATGGATTATTTACAGTATTTATCTGATTGTAATGTTCTTGTAATGCAAATGCAGCATCATCTTTTTGTCCAATAGCAGCACCAATTCCACCAAGTAAAGGACTTAATACTTGCCCTAATCCTGGTGCAATAAAATTACCAAAGCTACCAATTGTATTACCTACAGCTTGTGCTTTACTTGATGTAGAATCACCTGAAAAAGATGATATCATTTGTGGTAAATTTTGCAACACGGATGCTGATGCAGCTAATGCTTTCATAGTCTTTTCAGACAATCCTTTACCGTTACCATCTCCACCACCGCCAGTAGCATCTAATGCGCTACCATTGTTTAATTTTAATTTACCTGCCATAATCTACTTTTAATGTGTCTAACATATTTATTACTAATCTATGATTAGACTTGTTAAAAAATAATCTTACTCTCAAAAACTTGTCTCTAAAATGTGCAAGTTTATACATTGGTTTATCATAATCTACATTAACAGGTTCTATATCATAACTGTTAACTTTGTTAATAATAGAAGTTGATGTTGACAAATCATACACACCACTTATCTTGTGCATTCTATCAGTCAAAGTTACAAACTTTAATCTATTATTAAAAACTGTAGAATTGTAAGGTGATGTTGGTACAAGAATATTAAAATATCCTGATGATTGGTTTGAATTAAATACCCAACCTTTATCAAAAGTTACATTGGTAGAATCTTCCCATTGTTGTGTAGTTTCATTATAAATCTGTGCTTTAGCATAGTATTGTATAGATGCTAAATGATATGCCATTGGATTAGGCATTGTTATTTCAATAACAGATTCATAAGCTGTATCATAAAACACACAGTTTTTATTACTCTGATGTTTCCAAATACCATTGTTAATTACAGAGAAGAAAGTATTACCGTTATAGAAATATCTTTCAGGCTTATAACTATGCCATGATTTCCAAGCATTTTGTCTAAAACTATAGCTTATTGTAAAATCATTAGATGTAAGTATTATCCTTTCAAACTCAGGGTCATAAGCAATAACTGCTTCTGGTTTGAGATTTTCTTTAAACCAATGGTATAAACCTATCCTGCTTATTTCATCAAGTTTATCAGTTAGTCTATATACTTTACCTCTCAATCCATCTACCCATATCATACCATGTTCTGTAATAACTTCAGCAAGTACATCTTGTTGTCCTGCATAACCTATATCCGTTATATTCAATTCTTGTGCAGGTAATGATAAAAAGTCTCCTGTACCAATATAAGCTGTTGTTTCAGACAACTGTAACTGTTGAGGATTAGGTTGTAAAAAGAAACATGAATTGGTTGTCCTTACAACTATCTTACCGTTATAATAATTCATAGATACAATCTCACCTGTATTAGCAGGAATATCTACATAATCATTTGCTAAGAATACTCTGTAGTTATCTTCTAAATCTTCTTCAAAACTTCTTTTTGAGAATATAATCCTGTTAGGATATGTACCTAAACAATCAGAGCAATAGTTATAAGTATAATTTAAAGGATAATAAGTGTTGAATTTATTTACAAACGAGAAATCTTTATTATATCTATAAAACTCAGGACATACACTATCTCTACCTCTTGGTTTACCATCAACAACTTCAATTACCTTGTCTATAATAAAGTCTGTTGTTACAGTATCTTCACGCCAATAGTCGTTACAGTCTCCTGTACCACCATGTCTGTAATTTGCATTGATAGTAGATTCAAGATAAATGTTTTTAATCAATTCATATTCATACTTGATAGTATTCTGTGCAAGAAAAGGTCTTGATACAGAAATCCAACTTACATTAGTTACATCAAGTTTGGATATAAACACATCACCATTAAAGATTAAGTTTTGATTTAATCCACCAATACGTCTGTAGTTAATTGAAAACAAAGACTGAAATACATTCTTGAAAGTTTTAATAGTAGAATATATTGGTATAGATGATGGTGCAAAGTTTAATCTTAACAAGTTAAAGTTACTTGAATATGAGTTGTTTTTAATACCTCTGTATTCAGACCTATATGGTAGTATATAACTATTGATAATAGCATTTGTACCACGTATAACTGTATTATAACTTGTTATATTTTGTTGCTTAATATATATGCTTAAATCTCTGTAAGGTAATTCATTATCAAAATAGTTGTTATAGTTGTAATCAGTTTCAAGTGTAGAAATATTAAAACTACCTTCAGACATTGTATATTGTCCTGTAATCATTCTTTTATCAAACAACCCTTCATTGCATATAAAATGATTTAATGTATCAGGTAATATTTGTTGTCCAGATACATTGTTAAAATACCTACCTTGGTCTTCTTGGTTAAATGATATTTGTAAACCTTTAGCTATAATTGTAGAATTATCAGGTGTACGAATATTACTTACAAAGAAATGTCCTACTACATCTTCACTTGGATATTCTATATTTGAAAAGTTTACACCAATCTTTATAAGCTTATTACCTTCCATTAAAGGTACTACACTTCTATCAGGCATTACATGAAATCTTACAGGCTTACCTTGTAAAGGTACACCTTCACTATCTACACCCCAATAATCATCACCACAATAGTTAGGAGGGTTATTGTAAAATTCATTGTTTTGATAATACCCAAATCTACCATTAGCTGCTGTAGAATACACTCTCCATATAGGTACAATACTTGTTGATGCTACAGGTTGAATAGGATAATCATAATTTACATTTGCTAAATCACATCTTACATCATTTTCAAATCTGTAAATGTTTGTATTGTATTCTACATTAATGATAATAGGTATGCTGTATGGAGGTACAGGATAAAACTCTGTAATGTGAAAAATACTACCTGTATTTTGTAGTGTATATGGAATACCACTATTAGGAAAAAATAATGTAGCAGATGTAATATCATCACTGAAAGTATATGTCAAATCAAATCTTGACATCATTTCTCCATTGACAATAATTTCTGTATGAAAACATTCTATGTTAATTGATAAATCTGTACCATTAAAAGCATCAAAGTCAATTGTAATAGGTACTTCATCTGAAGGTAATTTAGCAGAACCTGGTATATGAAACGGTGGTGATATTGTACCATCTTTGTGTACATAACATATAGCGTATGCTTTTACTTCACCACCTAATTCTGTAATTACTTCTTTTTCATCTTTCTCTACATATTCTAAAGCATAGTTAGATGCTATCATAGATGCAAACTTTTGATAGTTTTTGTAATCTCTTACACTCTCAATAAGGTTTGCTCTAAGCAATCTGTTATCAACTTGAGTAAATGTTTTTGATGTTTGATATCTTGCTTTGTTAACAACTATTTCTCTTGCATCAATAAACGTATCTCTTGTATTATCAAAACCAGAGTATATAAAATCTGCTACACCATTATTAACAGGTATTAGTTGTCCTATCTGTACTACATCTGCTGTTAATCCATCACCTGTTATACTTCTAAAAACTATAAGTTTTACAAAAGGATAATCCTGAATATTGCTGATTTTAACTTTAATACATTTATTGGTTTTAGGTATACCACCTATTTCAGGTAAATTCACAGGCATATTCAAACCACCATCGTCATCATCTGTAATAGTTACATCACCTTGTACCTGAGAAATATATACTTCATTTTCATTTTCATCTACAACCTTTACAGCAAAGTAATATCTGCCAAGTTCAAGCAAACCTCCTGAAGGTAAAGCTTCAGTTTCAATAGTTACAAATGTACTATCAGGATTGATGTTAAACAGATTAATATCCCAATCACCATTATTTCTATACAATTCTGGACGTGATATATTAAACTGTCTGTCAGGATTTACACCATCATAAAAATATATTACATCTTCACATCCTCTTACTACACGATGTTCTACTTTAATTTTATCCCCAAAGTTAAAAGCATCAAATTGTATTAAAGATTCTACTGTATTATCTTGAGAATTGTATAGTGAAATTTCATTATTGTTTGTAAAAAGTACATGCTTATATCTGTCAATAGTCTTACTACCAACTAATTTACCATTAATGGTAATAGCTATTTGGTTAGCTTGCTCTGATACAGATGCACCCTGCGCACCTGTACTACTATCATCCACCTTATTTAATGCGTACCTGTATGTGCCATCTGGCTGTAATTCAGGTTCACAATCTAAAAATAATTTCATAGTCTGTTATTTCTATACATACCTGATACCATAGGTAATCTTTGATGTAAAAATCTATCTGTAATTAATCTTTCATGACTATCTACAGAGTAGTTTCTAAACAACTCAAGTGATTTAGCTTTTTTAAATAATTCATTTGCATAACCCATCATTTGTATGTGCATCCTATTAGCATACTGGTCTCCTCTTGAAGCTTTGTCTAACCAATATTGTGCTTGTGCATAATATGATAATGACTGTAATAATGTAGGGTCATCGGGTATTAATACTTCACCATCATCTTTAACAAGTGTTTTGTAAAGTATAAACAAAGAACCTTCTTTAATATCAAGAGTTAGACAATTTAATGCTTTGTCTATTGAAAATCCTATAGTACATCCATCACATACAGATAAATGGTGCATATCCTTATTACTACCAATATACTTTAATGGTACTAAGTATTGGTAAATATCATTTTCAAGTAACTGTTGTTGTGCTATAATTAACCTTCTATCTTCTTCATCAAGTAAGTTAGTTTGTCTTAAAGCTATAATATTTTCTACAAACTCTTCTTTTTGAAAATAACCTATAAAGTATAATCCTATCAAATCTTTAGGTAACACTGCTTTGTGATTTTTAATTTCAATAATTTCACCTACAATATTATATTTCCAGTCAAGATTAGACATCTTGAATAATTGGTATGCCCATGATTTTAATTGTGCTGCACTTACTTCATCAGTAACTGCTTTTGGCACATAATTGAGTATAGCACTAATTGGAATGTATTTAATCATGGCGTTTAGTTTCGTTTATTGTCTTTTAATTTTAATATTTGAGAACCATCTTCTTTGTACCTATCCATTAATTCACTCCAACGTGTCCTTACAAGTATCAGTTTATAAAAACTTTTATTTTTCATTTCACTCCTGCTTACATTCCAATATATTCTTGGTTTGTAACTGTAAGTACTCAAAAGTTTAACTGCAACAAGTTTATTCTCTTTTACAGTTTTCTTTCTGTCAATTAATTTTCTTTTAGTCTTTGTAATGGATATATTACCCATGTTATTTGGTAGAGGAAATATATTTCCATCAACGATGTATTCATATACATTTTTCAAATAACATTGTATAATAGTTTTCCATTGTTTGAATGTAAGTTTATATTCATGGTTACTAATCTCTTTCCTGCTAAAATACGGTATGGGTACAGTCTTTGAAGTTATATCCATCCATTTATGAGTATAACCTAAATAAACGTCTTTTAATTCTCTAAAATATGTTTTACCCTTATACATTATATTTCAGCGTTATTGTTATTAGTTTTATCTTCAGGAACCTGTAATGTAACGTTTAACAATTTCAATACAGTTTCATATACAAGTGTTGCATATTCTTCATCCATTGGAAACTCTGATGTATTAATATCAAAACACACATCACCTGTAGGTGTACCATTTCCATTACATGCTTCTACTGTACTCCACTCTGTAGGGTCTACAGATAAACTTTTGATAACAATGGCTCTTGGTACGATAGTATTGGTATTACCATTCCATATAATAATCTTTTGATTATATACAGAATAAGCAAGTTGATTACTTTTAATTTCATCATACTTGCTTACTTTAATCTTCTCTTCTGTTGTAGATTCAATTTCTTTACCATCAATGGTATATACTTTCAAAAGTAATCTGTTTCTTGATAAAAGTGGTTTAGGTATTTTGTACTTAGTCTTCAATACTTTACAACCTACAGGTACACATTCACAATCATGTGATAAACCTGGTTCTAATTCTACACAATATGAAGGCCAATTCCAATCATTAATTTTTTCATTATTATCAAGTTTCCTTCTAAGCCATGTAGCGTTTGCATTATTCAATAACACAAACAAAAATTCATCTTCAAACATTGAGTCATCTGCATATTGCTTGATTAAGTTTCTTATAGCAGATATATGTTGCATTATTGTCATATCGGTATATTTATAAAGGGTATATCATGTATTTGATATTCATCCTCAGTTATAAAAACAATTTCCATTTTATTAATTTTCACTCCTTTAGCTTCAAGAAGTGTTCTGTAAGTATTTAATTGTATAGTGTATTTGTTTAGACTTGAATCAAGCATATTGTTAAATGGAGATAATAATGGAGAATAACCTGTTTTTAATTGTCCTGTTTTATAATCTACAAGTAATCCTCCTTCCATTAACTTGTCTAATGTACCTGCAATAACTTCATTACCTACTACAAGTTCAAGTGCTTCAACACCAATATGCTTTCTGTCATTGTAGTAACCATCAGCTACTTCAATAAGCTTTTTAACTTTATTATTGTCTATGTATTTTGGTATAACAGGAGATGTTACTTTACGCTTAAACCTTTCTTCAAGATAGTTATGTACAATACTACCTGTTTCTACACCAAGTTTGGATTTTAATTTCCAATCTTTTTTCAAGTCTTTCTTGGGTATACCTAATTCCTTTGACTTGTAATCAAGCCAGTAAGCTTCATCAAAAGGTTTCACAAACTGTTTAATGAAAGTAGTTACAGGAGTTAGGTTAGCCCCTGTAACTAAATTCACGTAACTGTGAGTTTTATCAATATAAAGTATCTCTTCGAATAGCTTATCGTACATCATAGCTGCAAATATACGATAACTTTAAAAACACATACAAGGTCTAAATTTAATAATTTAATAAAAATTAAATTTACTTGTACAAATGTTATTACCCTGTACGTGTTCTATTACAAATCCTGGTTTAACAGGAATAAAATTATGACTACCATAATTAGAACTTCCAAAGACAGATGGGATATTAATGTAGGTAAAATTAGCTACTTCACTAACACCATATCTATGCAAATCACCTTTGTAAAACCTTACATTTGTTAGGTTTTTCTGCATGATATAATTTATAATGTAATTTTGAGTTGCAGCGTTTATATCATAGGGTAAATGTTTATTCTGATATTTATCATCTTTACCGTGAGTGATAATGTAATTAAAGTTTTCTACAGGAAATGTAGTAAAATTATCTTCACAGATATAAATGTTAACTTGAGGACAAGCTATTTGTAATGCTCTAACACAGAAATATGAAAAGTTACCATCGTGATTACTTCTGTACACATGGTAATAATCTATCTCTTTAAAAACTTTTAAAAGATTATTCAAGAATTTCTTGTGTACTTTCAAATAAGTTTCAAATATTTGAGTATTATCAAGATTAGTTTCAAGATTATGTCCACCTCTTACAGTCTGTAAATTTAATCCATTAGTATCTAAAGCATCACCTAAATCTGTTATAATCAATTTATTGGTAATGTTATTGGTAAGTTTATCATATACAAAATCCATTCTTTTCTCAAATACATCAGCGTTGTATGGATTTTCTTTTGTACCAATAGCACCTATATGTTTATCAGATAAATGACAAACTGTTACACCTTTCTCTGTAAATATAGGATAGGTTTTGATAATAGGTTCTGTAAAATTTAAGGATTTAAATACAGCAAGTAATTCATCAAAGTTAATTTTAATATCATCTGTTTTATAACTTTCAAGCCATTTGATTTCACCACCTTTGGCTTGTACTTGCCATCTTGATTTGAGGTTTAATAGTCTATATCTTTTCCAGATATTTCTTGCAGCTTCACCTGTCATGTCAAACTTTTTACCGAGAGTATCCCAAGTTTCGTTAGTATCTTTTATACTTTTGAAATTATTCTCAATAAAATATTCTATTAGTTTTTCTTTCATAATCCTTGTTGTTTCATATCGTCTTCTCGTTTTAAGAGTAACTCTTCCTGCTCTTTTAATTTAAGCATTTCATAGTGTTCTCTTTCCCATGCCATAAGCTTTACCTTATTGTTTATTTTCTTTGATATAACATCTATCAAAGTTTTTATTAAAGCACCTCCCAAAGCACCTGATGCACCTAATATAAAAGTTTTAAGTATATCATGTCCATTGTTTTCAAAAATAGATGTAAGCACTCCTGTACTTCCACCAAAGAATAGATATATGTTTTTACTTTGCTTTGACATCCAATATACGCTTGATTCGATTACTGTAATTTTATCGTTTAACATGATTTGATTTTTATACTGTTATCGTTAAACTTGTCGTAACTGTTGTATTACACTTTGTAATTGCTGATATAACAAGGTTATTTGTGCCAGTAGTTAAAGTTACTACAAAATAACCACTATTTCCAATTAATTGTGGACTAACAACAAACGTAGTTATTGGATTAGTATTATTTGTCAATGTTATTGTTGATGGATTTGATACATTAGAAACTGTAAAGTTTACTTGATATTTACCACCACCAAGATTAGTATTGGTTGTATATGCTATTGAAGGAGTTGCTGTATGAATTATAGTAACTTCTCTTGTAACAGATACAGGACAGTTTTTAGTATTAACAGCTAAACCAGATGCTGTAAATGTACCTGAATAAGTAAACTTGTATGTACCAGGAGTAATTGATGTGAAATTAACTGTACCATTAGCACCTGTAATAGTACCTCCCTGTGATGTATATGATGTAGTTGATTCAGCCCATGTACCTGCATCTATGTAAGTATTATTTGACAATAAACTTATCAAGTTAAACGTTTTAGGTAAACAGGTAATATCAACTGTTGTGTTTGTGAAATTACCAAGACAGTTTCTCTTTAAATAAACTGTAGCTGTATTGGAGTATATACCATTTTGACTTTTAAGCCTATAAGTAAATTCATCTACAGCATCTACTACATTTACAGTTTGTGTATATGAAAATTCAGAACCATTTTGAAATAAAACACCTGAAACAGGTTGTGTAATTACTTCTGTTTGTGATTTTACAAAATCACCTGTAGCAAATTCAGTTACATCAAAAAATGGTGTACTTTCATAACATGTGGTACATACTTCAACATTTGCAGCAACAGGTGCAGGAAGTGTGTTAAAAGTAACGTATGCAGCAGATATAGGTGATACTAATCCTGCAACATCAGCTACTGTAAATTGAATAATATCACACTCACCTGTTGGTGTAGAATCTTTTAAAGTGTATATGATACTTTCTTTACCAAAGATAGCTTCACCGTTAATGGTTGTAAGTTTATTTCCAATAACAGTTTGACTTGCTGTTGGTATAAAAGTAAGTGTGTTCCATGCTATTTCGTTAACACCACCTGCTTTTAAAGGAATAGTTATTGTAGCATTTTCTGCTAAAGGTTTAATATTGTATATCATTCTGGTGTTATTACAGGGTTATCTGATTCAACAATACAGTTAGGAGTAAGTATTCTAATTGAAGCTTCATTTGATACATTACCATATATATCTGTTACAGTGTACCTATAAAATAATTGACGATTAAGTGTATTAGGGTCAGATGAAAATAGTCTATATAAATTTGGTGATATTCTTGCGTATGGTACAGATACACCGTTTAATTTAATTGTAGTCAAGTTATGATTAATAGGATAAGCTGAAGTTACATCTAAAGTAAAGTTAAAAGAACTCCATAAATTAGTTTGGTTATAAAGACATCTTCCGTATACTCTAAAATTTTGTGCTAATGGCCTACTATAAATAAACGTACCTGAAACATATTTTTTACATTTGTTAGGTAGTGTAATTTCACAGCTAACTACATATTCTAAAAAGTATGTGTTTGGAAAACTTACTTCTAAAGTATTTTCATTTGCTACACCAACAATTCCATCTGAATATGTCCATGAATATGTAACATCTGTAGAACCAGGATTTGTTACAGTAAACGAGTTACCTGATTGTGATAATACAGGTTGTGAGAATCTTACACAAGGATTGGTATATTCATAAGGTATTGAAGTAATACATCCTAATGTATCTACAAGTTGTAATGTAGCTGTTATAGGAAAACATGCTTCTTCAGCTTGTAATGATAACTCTACCATATTTGTAGCTGTACCTGTAGTAGGTGTAGCAGTTACACATGGCTTGTTAAACGTCCATGAATACAAGTATGGTGGGTTATTTGATAATATCTCAAATGTATCGTTTATCTGTATCATAGTTTTCTTACATAAATTGGATTACAATTAACTTGATTCATCTGCACACTTGTACCTGTACATATTGTAGTTGAAATAGGTATAGCATTACCTTCTTCCAAATCATAACAATTGACTACACCACATTCAGGATATTTATTTGTGTATGATGCTATAATAGCTTTTTCAAAATCATCCTTACATGGTGTAATTCCATACAATTGTTTTACAGCTATATCATGTGCAATATCTACAAGTGTTAACATCCGTTACAGTTATTTTTGGTTAATAATGTTTCAAGTGCTTCCCAAATTTCTTGTAACTTATCACAAGCACAATTACAGCTATAACTTTCTGTAAGCACATAATGATACATCATAGCTTCAAGACATTGACTTTCTACAACTTTGCATTTTGTCTCACAATCAACAAATATACATGCAAATTCAGTACTGATAGTACCATCATCATAATACGCTTTAATATCAACTCTAAATATACCATCAGCAAGTTTTTCAGTCTGATTAAACAAATTAGGGTATATCCTTATAGTGCCAGAACAATTTCTTATCTCAGCATTGGTTGAGTTACAATCAGGAAAAGCTGTGGTAATAGTAACAGTCTTACTTACATCATTATATGTACCTTTAAACTCAATCTTTGTAAATGGCGTAGCATTTGCAAGAAAGTCTGTAATGATACTTGATGTAATTGTAACTGTGTTACAATTATTGTTGGATAGCGTCATCAGTTGTGGTTTTGTCTTTATCTAACAAGTGAGAAACTAAATTCCATACGTTTACTACAAGTGCTGAAATAATACCAACGGTAATTTCATCAAATAAAGCACTGATAAGAATTGTAAGTAAAGATAATACTTGAGTTACAAAGTTGCGACTTTTAACAAAACTCCAATCAAATCCTTTATTGATAACTTTGTTTACAATTTTCATAATAGGATTCAAGAAGTTAACTACAAGTAGTATAAGTGCAGATGAAAGGTTAGCATCTTTGAATAAATCAAAAATACCTTCTGCTGTATAGCCTGTTTCAATGGAATTGAATTGTAATGCAGCTAATACAATTGAAATTAGTGTTACAAAGAAATTCCTTGAATCTAATGTTGAAGTGATTTTACTTAGCATGGTTTTATTTTTAATTGCAAAATTATCTATAATATTTCAAATAAAATTTTGATATTCAATATCATTTAATACTTTTTAAGTTTGAGTTATACCATAGTGATACAAGTCTCCAAACTTCATTATCAGTATTGTTATACTTCCATAATGCAGGTGATGATTTAGTAGGGTCATCATCTGCATGAATTACATTATTCATTATACCAAACCTTCTGAAACCTGCATCCCAAAGACATTGGAAAAATAACTTCCATTCAGCAGCAGCAAGTTTTCTCTGATTTACATCTTTAATTTGAAGTAATGCAGTTAATCCTTGTTTAGGTCTTATATCAACAGCATGTCCTGTAAAGTGTGCTGAGTTTTTAACAGGTTTATAACCTAATGCTTTTAGTCTGATATAATCTGCTTTTACTCTAAACCCATTAGTTACTACAATAGGTTTACCATATTGATGTCTTGCTGTGTTTAATTTGCTTAGAGTAGATTGTTTCATATTTACACCACTACCAGGTTGTAATGGTGAATCAAATTCTTTAGAGGTAAAGTAAGATTTCATAGTAGTTTAGTTTTGATAAAAAAAATAGCTGCTTGCATTTCTACAAGCAGCCTCAATTGTAGTGTTTATCGCCTGTCAAGTCTTACAACTCTAAACTCATAAGTCTCTGTAATATCTTCCCATGTAGTACCACGTACAAAGAAAAATGGTGTGTTAGTACCTGTTTGAGGAAAGTTACGTAACACAAACATCTGTCCCATTACATCAAGTGGCCTAAACGCATCTGTACCAATTTTTACACGAAGTTTGCCTGTTGTAGGATTAGTACTAAAAACAACATCTGTTTCTTTAGCAGTTGTACCATCAACATTAAGTGTAAACAACTTCCATGTAGTTTCTGAAGCTGTGTTTAGAAATACAGGTTGATACTTAGCTTGTAGTGTATCAAAAGGTGATACAGAAAGACTTGTTTCAAGACTATTGTTAAACCTCAATGCTTGTCGGTAAAAACGTTTAGTGTTGAAATACATCCTTACTGCTTCAGCGTACTTAGCTGCATCATTTTCAATAGCAAGAGAATATTGGTTAGATACATCTTGCTTTGTAGTTGCAGTACGAGATTCTGAATAACTTCCGTTATCAAACTCAGTACGTGTAATTTGATACAATACACCATTTACTTCTTGAAAGTATAGTGTATCAGATGTAACTGTCTGTGCATTTGACAAACAAGTGATAAACAAGAATACAATAATTGATAAATACTTCATAATTTAAAATTTTAATTTTTATCTTAAACGCAAAGATATTGAATTTAGTTTTAATTTCCTGATCCAGACGCTTCCATTACAATCCAACGACTACCATTAGATACAAGTTTCTTCCATGAACCATTAGTTTTAGTTGCACCCTTAAATAGTATATTAGTATCTTCATGTCCACCCAATCCCCAAATTACATTACCTGTTACAGTTATATTAGAAGTACCTGATTCAATAGTTTTAATACTAATAATTCTACCAGGATACGTTGAAGCGGTAGGAAGGTTAATATTAACAACTGATGAAGTTGTAATATAAAACCACATACCTGTTTCAGGAATACTATAATTGTTAGTTGAAATTGCAACAGGTACACTTGTAGATATAGCACCATCAACAGATAACGCTGTTGCAGGTGCAGTTCTTGCTATACCTACATTTCCAGCACCTGTTATACGCATTTTTTCAGTTGGATTACTATCATCAGTAGATATACCTGTACCTGGTGCTGTATAAAATATTATTTGAGAAGTACCAGAACCTTTAGCAATTCCAGAAACAAGTTGTAAGTTACCACCATTTAAATTACTTCCAGTTGATTGTGCGCCACCTGCAAAAACTGATAAATTATTACCTATACCAGTAGTTACTCTTTCCATTGCAATTTCTCTTGCTGCATCACCACCAAGAGATAGTGCATAAGAAGGAGAGGTTGTTCCAATACCAACATTACCTGTATTATAATAAATATTACTACCTGTTGTTACCCATTGAGAAGTTGGTACTGTTGCCCAAGTATTATCACCTCTTAGATAAGTTGTACTATTAGCAGTACCTGTACCTAATCTTGCTGTTGCTACTGTACCACTACTTAAATTACTTGCATTTAAAGAAGTTAATGATGCTCCACTACCACTAAAAGCTGTTGCTAAAACTGTACCTACAACTTGAAGTTTTTGTGAAGGGTTATCTGTACCTATACCTACAAGTCCTGTAGGTGTAATTCGCATTATTTCAGGAGTAGCTAAAGCAGAATGATTAAAAGTCATAGAACCGTTAGCAGAAGCTTCTATATAATTATTATTATTAGCTGCAAAATTGTAGAAGTATAATTTATTACCAGTAGTAAATAAAGATATATCACCATTTACTGTTAATCTACTTGAAGGAGTTGTTGTGTTTATTCCTACATTACCATCAGAAGTAATACGCATTATTTCATTTGAAGTATTTGTAAAAAATGTTATAGGTACTGTCCCTATACTTGTTAATCCAAATCTTGTTGACCTTGCTTCTATTTGTCCATAATTTACAGTTGCACCATTATTTAAAAATCTCATAATAGATATATTATCTGCACTTCTACCTCTATGAGTTATACCAAAAGCTGAAGAATTAGAAGTTATATCTAAAGGTGTAACAGGATTAGTATTATTTATACCTAAATTTCCTCCTGCTGAAAGTCTCATTCTTTCTGTTAATTGTGCATCAATATTAGTATTTCTCGTACTAAACGCTAAATCACCTAATGTGTTATTAGCCCCATCAGTTAAAAGTCCTTTAATACTTGCAAAACCAATTGAATTATTATTTTGAGATTGAAGTGTTCCAAAAGCAATTCCTCCTCCTGCTCCAGCAGCAACCGAATTAGTTTCTAAAAATAATATATCATTTCTATCTCCAGCATCTGTTAAATTTGCTGTTGTTTGACCTGTTCCATAAATATGTGTTTTGAAGCGAGGAGAGGTAGTGCCAATTCCTACATTACCATCAGCAGTAATGCGGAGGCGTTCGGTATTATTAGTTCTAAAATTTAATGGAGAATTAGTTTCAACATTTAATAATACGTCTCCATTATATGTTAATAATCCACCTCTAACAGCAGAATTATTAAAATTATTACTAATATATATTCCGCTTGATGTTGTGTTATTAGGTGATTCATTATTAACAACTATAAATGGAGGATTTGCAGTGCTATTTTTTGAGATTACTAATTCCTCCCATGGACTACTCGTACCTATCCCAACATTGCCTGTGGCGGTGATGCGTAGGCGTTCGGTAGCATTTGTAGCAAAAGTTAGCGCAGTAGCCCCATCACTACGAGCAACATGTAAATCCGTTCCATCCCAATAATTAGAATATCCAATACGTGTTCCAGAAGAATTCCAAATACCGTAATAACCGCTATTAGTTGTTACTGCTCCATCTATAATGCCTTGATAAGCATTGCTTCCAGTCCCTATTCTAAAATTACCCGAAACATGAAATTTTTCACTTGGACTATTCGTCCCTATCCCGACGTTGCCTGTGGAAGTTATACGGAGGCGTTCTGCGTTATTTGTTTGTATAATATAGGGATGATTTGAGGAAGTCCCTGTATATGCCTCATTGCCAGTTACATAATTCCAATAACTCGTAGTTCCATCAGATAATAACAACAAACCTTTATTTGTGCTATTACTCCCAATTTGCAATGTTGTATAGTTACTATACACCGCAGGATTAATCGTCCCTATCCCGACATTACCATCAGCAGTAATGCGCATTTTTTCGGTGTTATTGGTGTAAAATAACATTGGATGATTAGTAATCCCTCTAATTTCAATTTGATTAGCATTTAAAGCTGTCGAATATACAACAGTACCGTTATTCATATTATATGCCCCATAAGTATTACCAGACCATATTTGAGTAACACTTTGTGTGCGTAACTCAGTAGCGCCTCTTAATGTTGTACCACCTGTAACGTCTAAAGTTGTTACAGGATTATTCATACCTATCCCCAACCTCTCATTCGTATTATCCCAATGGAAATTTGTGTTTGTTGATAATGTGCTTGCATCTGTAAAAAATGCTACTTTATTAGCTGCACCTGTACCACCAATACTACCTGTACCACCTGTAGGAGTAATCCATTCAAGTGCAGTTGCTGTTGAATTTAATGCAAGTACTTTACTATTATTTGAAGTATAAGAAGGTAATAAGTTTTGAATAGCTGTTGCAGCAGTTGTAGCACCTGTACCACCATTTCCAATAGGTAATGTACCTGTTACACCTGGTGTAATATTAGCACTACCATTAAAAGATGCTGCTGATGTAGATGCAAGGTTTGTTTGAATAGTCCTTGCTGTTTGAAGTGTACTTGCTGTTGTAGCGTTACCTGACAAAGCACCTGTTATAGTACCAGCAGTAAAATTACCTGAAGCATCTCTTGCAACAATTGTACTTGCAGTATTTGCAGAAGTTGCATTTGATGTTATTGTAAATGTAGCATTTGTACCTTGATTTGCAGTAAATGTTTGTGAACCTGATAAACCTGTACCTGATACATTTAATGTAAGTGTAGCATCATTAACTATTTGGTCTCCTGTATTTGTACCTGATACAGTTGCGTTACCTGATACAGTCAAGTTACCACTTAATGATATTGTCCTATCAGCATCATTAACGTTTACAGATAATACTCTTTGTGCTGTTAAATTTGCTGAATTTGTAATTTGTAAATAGTTTGATGGAGTAGAATCATCATATAAGAATATATCACCAAAATATCCATTTTGTGTAGATGATGTACTGTTAGATAAACCACCAAGTCCTGATAAAGTATAGTTTGGAATGTTTAATGTATTACTTGAAAATGTTGCTGCACCACTATTATTGTTAGTAGTCAATGATATTGTACTTTGTTTATTATTAAACGTATTCCAATCTGTTGATGATAATGCACCTGTTGTACTTGTAGATGCTAAACCTAATGATAACTGCTGTCCTGATAAAGATAATCCATTAGCAGTACCAAGTGTTACTGCATCATGTACTGAAGTTGTTGTTTCAATTACTTTACCTGTTGAAGTTACACCTAATACATAAGCAAGTGTACCTGTATTAGCACCTGTACCGTATTTACCTAAAGTTAATTCACCATTAGCTAATAAATCTAATATAGGTGTTGTAGTTACACCATCATTATATTCAGCATTAATTAATTTAGTTGTGCTTGGTGTACTATTTGATACAAATAATCTTAATGTATTACCTGTATTATATTGTTCTACACTTAAAGCATAAGATGAAGTACTATTATTTCTTATATTTACTGTATTAGAACTATGTGTAGGTACACTTATAAAATTATAAGAACCTCCTCCTGTAGCACCTAAACTTCTTGAACTTGATATAGTACCGTTAGCAGTATAAATATTACTTGTAACATAATTAGGTGTCCAAAATTCAAATCCATTGTTTGTCGCATTTCTACGCAATAATTGAGACCCATCTGTTGCAGTAAGTCCTGTAACAGCAGATGTTCCATTACCAATTAACACACCTGTTAATGAAGTTGCACCTGTACCACCGTTAGCAACAGCAACAGTACCTGTTACATTACTTGCTGTACCTGTTGTATTTTGATTAAGTGTAGGTATATCAGCAGCAACTATACTACGAAATGTTGGTACACCTGCTGTACCATTTGGTGATGCTAAGAATAAATTAGCATTTTTACTTGCATAAGGATTTTGAGTATCACCATATCCTGATGCTAAACTAATTGTAGCTGCTGTACTTGCACCACCTACAACAGATACAGGTGATGTACCTGTAATAGATTTCACATAATTATCTGTGTCTAAAGTCCATGTATTAGCAGCAGTTTTTCTTAACAAACCTGTTGTACCTGATAAACCTGCTATGGAAGTTAAATCAGCATCTAAAGGTTGTGCATCTGTAATACCATATCCTGATAAAGTTGTTGGTTTAGATGTGATATTAGCAAATGAAGGAGTAATAGTAACAGCAGCACTTACACCTGTAATACGTCCTGTAGCATCTACTGTAAAAGGTGTAATAGCAGTTGAAGAGTTATTATATGTACCTGCAACAACTCCTGATGTACCAAGTCCTATTGTAGCGTTACCTGATGTAACACTTGTAGTAATACCTGTACCTGCTGTAACTCCAATTAAAGGTAACATTACAGTATTACCATTAGGTTCAATAGTTAAACTTTGTCCTGTTAATGATAAAGTTTGATTTGTATTTTGTGCAGTATTTGTAAGTGTAATTACATTACCTACTTCAGATATTGATAAACCTGAACCTGCTGTAATAGTAACATCTGTACTATTAGCAGTACTACTTCTGATAACAGATGTAGTTTCTGTACCTGCAAGTACAGATAATTTACCTTCATTTTCTACATTACCATCAACTTCTGTTGCAGTAACTGTAAAATTAGGATATGTACCTGTAACTACATTGATACCTGCACCTGATATACTTACTGTTTGGTCTGGTGCATTGTTAGTTACTGTAAAATTAGGATAAGTTCCTGAAGTGCTGATACCTGTACCAGCAGCAATAGAAACAGTTTGGTCAGGAGCATTATTGGTTACTGTAATTGTACCACCATTAGTTGATGTAGTTTCACTAATACCAATTCCTGTACCTGCACTGATTGTTACACCATTTGCACCAGAAGTATTTGATGTAATGACAGAAGTTGTTCCAGTTCCTGCACTAACACCAAGTACACCTTCATTACTAACGTTTCCATCCACTTCAGTACCTGTAACTGTTATTGTATTTCCAACTGTACCAACTGTATTTGTACCAGCACCAGCAATCGTTACACTACCGCCTGAATTGGATAGGGTGATTTGGTTTGTAGCTGCTGAAAGTGTTTGTAATTCGTTAGTAGTGCTACCATCAACTTCTGTACCTGTGATAGTAATAGTACTACCTGCTGTACTTACTGTGTTAGTACCTGCACCTGCAATGGTAAAACTTCCACCCATTCCTGATAAAGTAACTGTATTAGAATTTACACTTAATGATTGTATAGTTTCATTACCACTTATAGTAATTAAACTATCTGTCTGAGTTACACTAAGTATACCTCCACCTGTAATTTTTTTGAATGTAAGTAAATTATCAGCTTTATGTGAAAATATACTTGCTCCACTTGAAGTTGTATTTCTTGCTGTTAATGGATTTGATAAAGTAATGGTATTATTTGCAGTTGTTTCAGATATTGTCAAACCTTCATCAACAGCAAGTGTAATTACAGGACTACCTGATGTATTACTTTGGATTAAAGATGTGTTACCTAATCCTGTACCTACACTAAGACTACCTTCATTAGATACACTTCCATCAGCTTCTACAGCGTTAACAGTTATAGTATTACCTGTAGTAGATACACTTGCTATACCACTACCACCTATAGTAACACTACCTCCTGAATTAGACAAGCTAACTACATTACTTGCAACAGATAATGTTTGTAATTCATTGGTAGCTGATGCGTCTACAGCACTTACTGTAGCTACACCTGCTAATTTACTAACTGTTATGCCAGTACCTGCAACTACATCAATAATAGGTAATAAAACTGAATTACCATTTGTAATACCTAAAATTTGATTAGTTAATGTTAATGATTGAATTTCATTAGTTGTACTACCATCTACTTCAGTTGCAGATATAGTTATTGTATTTGTATTTCGATTTAGACTAACAATACCATCTGAATTTAAAGTAACACTACCTCCACCTGTACCTGATACTTGTGATAATGAAATAACAGGTGAAGTTGTACCTGATGCAGATAAAGTTTGTGCTTCATTTGTTGCAGAAGCGTCTACAGCAGAAATTACATTACCTGTAATATCAATACCACTACCAGCAGTATAACTTCCTGTTAAATCTGTAAACGTTGCTGTCAAATTAGGTAAACTATTAGTCCTTGTTAATGTAATAGTTTTTTCAGTTGTACCTGTTACTGCTATACTTGATACTACACCATCATTAGTACCAGGTGCACCAGTTTGGTCTTCAGACAACTCCCATCTATTATTAGCTGCACTCCATTTTAATATCTGATTGTCTGAAGGAGTAGCAGATGATACATCTCTACCTTGAATTTTAACAACTGTAAGTGCTGTGCTACCTGTTACATCACCTGAATGTGTACCATGTGCAATGCTAATATTACCACTTACACCTGTACCATTGGTAATAGTTATACCACTACCTGCTGTAATTTCTCTTACAACCCATGTATCAGTACCTGTCCTAACTGCAATACCTGTAGCATTTAATGCTTCAAGTGCAGCTAAATCATTTGAAAGTGATAAAGTTATACTACCATTAGCTGTTAATGGACTACCTGATACACTAATACCTGCAATAGGAGGTGTTATACCTACACTTGTTAATCCTGCATCTGTGTAATTAGCAGTTAGTGTAGTATTATCACGTGCAGTTAATGTAAGTGTACCTGCTGACATAGTTACTCCTGTAATGGTTTTATCATAAGCAGATTTGAAATTATTCCAATCTGTTAAAGATAAATAACCACTTGTTGTACTATTAGCAAGTGGAATAGATAGCGTAGGTGTATTACCTCCTGTAGTTTGTAATGGTGCTGTAACGTTTACAGCATTTAATGTACCATAACCTTGACTAATAACCCATTGTTTTGATGCTATTGTAGCTGTGTCTGAAAATAATACAACAGGTGAAGTAGATGCTTCCCATACTTTAGTAGTATTGTTGTATTTCAAAACTGAATTGTTAATAGCACCTGTAACACTTACATCATATATATCTCCAAGTTTTTCATTTAGCCATGGCCTTACAAGTAATGTCATATTATTAGGAGAAGGCTTGCGCTCAAGTAATGCAATTGTAGAGTTAATATATGGTGGAGGTGGTTCTACATTAGTAAATTTACCTGGTTCAGTTACAGATATATACAAGATATTACCAGGAATTAAAGTAATACCTGTTTCTGCAATATCACTATGAAGCACTTCTGTTACTTGTCCAAACCATAATATATAACCTTCTGTATTGATTGGAATATTCTGATTAGCTACACCTACAATAAATTCAGTATTAGACATTGTAGCTATTGCAGGAATTACTCTTAGCTTATCTCCTTGAATAATTTGAGTAGTGTCAATCATTACAACTTGTCCTTTCTTGATTTCAACTCCACTACCATTATATACTAATGGATAGTTTAGTTTTTCAGAAGGAAGTGTAACTGTATTACCACTTGATATAGACAAATCATAACCTGTTACAGATAATGTTTGAGAACCTGTACCTGCTGTAATACTGTCAATACGAGTTACAAGTTTTTGTAAAATACAACTTTGTAAATCATCACGAAGAGATGATACATAAAATGGTAAGTTGTATGTAGGATAAGGAGATACTATTGCAGCTTGTCCTGATGGTACACTTGATAGTGTATTGGTAATATCTGTTACACCAATATCAAGTAATGTACCTGCTGCTGAATATACTGTATCAATACGTAATTCCCAACAGTTAGAACCATCAATGACATAAAGTAAATCATTTTTAGATACATTTGTAGCATCAAATTTACTTAAATCATCTGCTGTTAAAATTTGTACATTGAAGTTTGGTGATGTACCAGAACTTGAATATACCTGCGCACGTAATGCTGTCCTCGTGTTAATTTGAGCGTAGCTTACGATAGATATGAGAGATAATGTTAAAAGTATTATTAGTCTTTTCATCACATTTGTATTTTTAAACCCCAGTTTACTATTCCGTTTAAATTGATAACTCTAATCCTTAAAGGATTTACACCTGTTATTTGTATTTGAGGTGTATTATCTATGTCATACACATAAGGTATTGTTTCAGATGGAACTCCTGCTAAAGCCCTATCATATTTTGTAACTGTAGGAGGATATAATTGTATTTCATTTTGATTCAATACATGTCCTTGAAATACTATTGAAAAACTGTTATTTTGCAAATCACTTCCATTACCATGTATTCTTGCAGATAACATTCTTACACCTTCAGGTATTGTAAATGTTCCTACACCTGAAGCTTTTGTAAATGTAATTTGACTACCTCCAAGTGTAGCACTAACATAAGCACCATTACCTGCCAAGTAATCAATAATTTGTACACCACCACCACTAACATCATTTGAAGGTTGCCATGCTGTACCATTCCATTTTAAAACCTGTCCTATTGTAGCACCTGAATTTGTAATTTGAGAAGCTGGTAAAGCTATTGTTGTATTTGCAACAAATGTCAATCTACCTTGTGCATCTACAGTAAATACAGGTACAACATTTGAAGCACCATAATTTCCTGGCACAACTGCTGTATTAGCAAGATTCAAAGTAACATCACCTGATGTACCACCTCCTGCTAACCCTGTACCTGCAATTACTGCTGTAATATCACCTTCAGATATATCATCAGCAGGAATCCAACCTGTACCATTCCATTTAAGTACTTGTCCATTAACTGCACCATTCTGTGCAAGTTTAAACTCAGTACCATTTAATTCAAGTGCTTGTCCTGCTGTATATACGGTATTAGCATCAGTAGATGGTTGCCATGAAGAGCCATTCCACTTCAATACTTGCCCTAAACTTGCACCCATTTGGTTAAGTTTATTGGCAGTTACTACACCGTTATCTATAGTCCATACATTGCCTGATGCAGATACAACAATATCACCTTTGTCTCCATCGGTGATACCTCCACCACCCTCAACTACTTTGTTGGGTGATATAATACCTGTGTCTTCGTATGGTTCTCCAAGAATAGGAAGTACCGGAGGCACTTCCTTTTCTCGAAGATGTTTAAAGAATAATTTATTTGCAGACATTATTTAGTTTTTATGGGTAAACCCTAATTTCAACAAACATTGGAGTTGTTGTAGTAATATCTGATAGTGCTGGAGTAGAAGTCAAATCATAATTATTGATTTGAAGTGTACTTGAGTTAATTTCCTGAATTATTTGCTTGGTATTAGTAGTAGATACTTGAGTATGACTGATAAATACTTTACCAGTTGTAAACGCATTTGATAAAACAATGCTATAAATACCTGTAGCATCTTTACTCCAAGCAGGAGAACCTCCTAAAGTATTTTCAAGAATAGTAGGTACAGGGAAACCATCAACACCATTAAACATTACACGTGCAGTATATACTTTATATCCTGCGTAAGGAGTTTCAACAACTTTACCGTTAGTATCTACACCAAGTAATTTAGTAGCAGTACCTGCTAAATTAGCATTAATAAAATTTACATCAGAAGAAAACGTAATAGGTTCATCAACAATAGCAACAGGACTTACAGGTGAAATAATACCCTGAAATTCATTCTGATTACCAATTGTCAGTTTACGATTCTTCTTGTTTGTTAGAAATTTTTGAAATATATTTTTCATTATTTTTTTGATTTATTCTGTTACGAAAGGTGATTCAACAACTGTACTTCCAATGTTAGTACCGTTAATTAACCACATGTTATTTGAAATACAGGTTAATTTAAAAGTTGTACCTCTTAAACCTCCTGTTGATGTACCATTCATGGTAACTGCTACGTGTGTAGTACCATCAGCAGTAAAAGCATCTAAAGCATTAGATGTATCCGTGTCAATGTTAATTAAAAACCCTGTAATAGTTGCATCTTGTGCTATAACAGTATAGGCGTTTGAAGTTACTGAAGTAGCTATGAAAAATTCATATATTAATCCTATTTGAGGCTGTGGTAAAAGAATTGTAACACCATCTGCCTTATTTAAGATAACATAAGAACCTGATTCTGATACTTCAAGTAATTTTGTAGTAGTATTTACAGTTTCAGCATTAGCTATGTATGTAAGATTATCTACATTAGCATCTTGTAAATTTTTAACAGTATTTTCTACAGGAATAGCTTCACTAATAATACCACTAAATTCATTTTGATTACCTATAGATAATCTACTTCTTGTATTTTTATTTGTTAGGAATTTTGAAAATATATTTTTCATCGTTATGGTTTTTAATTAAAATATAATGTGTGCGTACTAAGACGCACACACTATGAAATATTACACGAAGGGAGCCGCTTTTGTAGCTGCACCTGTATACTGAACATTACTAAAATTATCAGAAGCAGATGCAAGCCATGCGCCAACAGACGCATTAAGTTGAGTTACAGTAGTTGTTGCAGTTGTTGCAATGGTATAACCAGTTGCAGCAGTTGCTGTTGGGTTAGAAATTGCACATGGAAGTAGTACAATAGCTTGCTTTAACACACGCTGGTCTACCTGCATGTTTTGATTTACACTATAGTATTCAATCATAGTTGCAGTATATGGTTGAGATTCAACTACATAGCTTGCAGGCTTGATTTGAAAACTACCTAAATCCTTGTATTGCAAAGTCATTCCCTGAAGTGCAGCACGTTTGTCATAACGGATTTTCCAACCACGTCCACCATTTACAGTTTCTTTAGCGGAAGATACCATTTTAGAAGTACTACGCTGTACATCACCAAAAAATTCAACACGTGTACGTACTGTATGAGAATCATCAAATGCACGTGCAAATGGGTCATCCAAAGACAATACAAGTAGTGCGTCAACAGTTGCAGCACTACCAGGAGTTACTGCACCAAGTGTACGAAACTCAGCAGTAGAAAGTGCAGCAGTATCACCAATAGCAGCATTAAGCGAGTTAATGTCTTCTGTAGTGAGTACATAGCTGTAGTTAACACCTGCGTGAGTGAAAAATGTTACAGATGTGCCAGCAGTATAAGAGCCAATATCAGCAGCACCAGTACCACCTGTAAGGTTTACACCAAGTACGATAAAAGGATTTACACCTTTACCATACACAGACTGTAAGTTAAGACCAATACCAATATTCTGAAGATATGCGTCAAGCATATTTGTAGCAGAAAGTGGTGTGGTGAAACTTGTAGTTACTGTATTACGCTTGTGTTGGCTGTATTCAATATCATTTTTAGCAGATTGAATTGTAACACCAGCTTTGTAAGTAGTGTTAGCTTCAGGTGTGCTAAAACCTGTAAGATATTGAATTTGACGAGTACCAGGGTTATAAAGTGTAGTGGTTACACTCACAACTTTATCTGCTTCAATTACATCAGACTGTACAACAGCAGGGTCTCCATCACCAAATACAGATACACTACGCAAATCAGAAGATTTAGGTGTACCTTGTAATAGCTTGATAGCTTTTACCTGAAGTGCAGTACGGCCTGCTGTAATAAATTTACCAGTAGTTTCACTACCTGTAGGGTCAGCAGAAAGTACTCCAAGTTGTCCAGCAGCAATGTTTGCAGCATTACCTGTACCAGCAAGGTTACGAGAACCATCACCTGTAGTCAAAGCCTGATTGCCTGTAGCAACCAGAATGTCTTCCATGAAAGACTGTACTTTGTTACTTCTCTTAGAGAAATTCATAATAATTTGTTTAAGAAGTTAATAAAATTTTGTTATCTAAAAATTGGGTTTTATTTGGATTATCAGTATATCTTGCAAACTCTCTTACTGCAATATCTACAATCAAGGAGTGATATGTTTCTGCTATTTCACAATCTACAGGAGGTGTAGTAACATTGTAAAATTGATTGCAGTTAATACCACCATTTTGTACACAAACATCATACTTGATTGAATTATATCCACCATAAAATACTTCTTTTGGTTTTTTGATATATTCAACCATTACTTTGTTAAAAGTAAGATTAGGTTCACTATACACATAGACAGAAGGATTTACACTTGTAGATGTTTTTCTCAAAGTAGCTAAAAGTCTTTTCCATTTTGCAGATGGTTTTTGTAAAGCATCTCTTAACATTCTGTTGAGATTATTCATGGGTACTAACTTTACATTAATAACACCACAATTAGAATCTACATACATCCTTACCAAATGTGCATAATCATATAAAAGATTTTCAAGTTTGACTTCATAAACGTTACTATCAATAACTATAGGAGTTAATGCAGGTTGTTCAGGATAACCTATAACAAGATTAGACAACATATCTATTCTTGACTGTATAGCTTCAAAAGGTAATCTGGAAACATAACCATAATGTTCCATGAAAAACAACTGTGCATTATTTATTAATGAGTCTATAACATAAGGGTTTAAGTCTTGATAATGTAAAGTGTCAAGACGATTTGCTCTTACTTTAAACTCATAGTGCATCTCCTGTATAGTCATAACCTTGATAAATTAACTCATTTAAATATGTTTTAAACACACTTTCGTCTTTATCAGCAGGATTATGTTTACCAAATTCAGTCAATAAAAACTCTTTAAAGTTTCTAATTGAGTTCCATTTGTAGTATTCAGGATTACTTTTCATGCTGTCCCAATAAACAAAACCATTGGCCAAAGATAAGACATTATATGTTAAACCTGCTTGTACCAAAGTCTCTACATAGAATAATTCACGATTTGTTTTAAAAAGTTTTACAGCAGCAAGAAACTTCTGAATATTAGCAGACTGTGTTTTGGATTTTTCTTTGATATACTTATTCAGTTTATCTTCCATTACAAGTGTCTGTGTTTTACCTTTGATAATACTCTTACCAGCATTGTCTGTAAGAATAGTAGCAAACTGATACAACGTTTCAAAAGGTTCTTTTTTAGTAATCATGTACAATTCTGCAATAGCTTCATTAATCAAATCGTTAATACGCTTACTTTCAACAGCATCTTCATATTCTTCAGCAATATACCACCTGTGGGCATTTGGGTTGATAGAATCTTTAGATGTTGCTACAGCAGGATGATTTTTCAAAACCTGTATAATCAGCCTTCCTCGTGGTGTACTTGTACTAAAAATATTGGCACTATCATAAAGTACAATTTTCAATCTCTGTAATTCTGATAACTCAGAATCTTCCTTAGCAAATGCACCTACATAATTCTTTTTAGGAATGATAGGTGTATATGTGTCAGGGTCAACTCCTGCAAGTATTTCAAGATAAGTTTGTGTACTTACCTTATCAGACTTTAATATTTTTTCAAGTCTGTTATTTTCAAGCCATTTAGATGATAAGTTGTACTTTGAAATTACTTCATTTTCATTATCACCAAATGGATTCGGTAGCAATTCTTCAAGCCCTGTTTTATACTTAGTACCTGTAGAATCTCTGTGTAGTACCAAAGTCTCTGTTGCATTAGCTACTTTAGTCTTTTTTGTATCTGCCATCAATTCACTATTACCAGATTTCATTCGGTATTGATGCAAATGCCTTCCCTGTACACTTATTCGTGGTACAGGTTTTACAATTAATTGAATAGTTCCTGATTCAAACATAATGTGAAATTTTTCATTTTTCTTTTTAAATATACTGTTGCATTTTGATATAAATAATTATAAATTTTATTTAATTGAAGTCTTCCTCCATAAATTAAATCATAATTATTATTATTTCTATCACAATGTCTTTGTTTCAATTTAGTTTTATTTAAATTACATTCTACAATTAAAATTTCTTGTATTTTTTCAATCATTTCTTTTGTACCACATAATTCAAATCTGTTCTTACCTATATACCCATCTCCATCAAAGTACCCTCTAATAAAATGATTATATAAGTTTTGAGGTATTTCTGGGAATTTACAAATACTACTTTTAGCTTGTACAATTCCTTTTTCTGATAATGTTTTTGAAAGTGTCTTTGATGTTACATTTAAACTGTAAGCATCTTGCCAATTAGGATTTTTTAAACTTCTTTTATTAATGTAAACAGGATGTTCTGATTTTAAAAAAATTTTAAATTTATACACAAGTTCTTTATTATTTTCTGCTTGAGTTAAAGTTACTTTATAATTTTTTTCATCGTTATATCCATCTGCCATTAAAACACCTAACCAATAAGCTTTTTCTTCAGAATCTATAATATTGAAAACATTAATATCAACATTATGTATTCTGTTAGAACCTTCTTTACCATTATTATAGTAACCTCTGGATGCTAATGCTGTCTTTACAGCATCATGGCTTCTTTTTAAAGTTTTTTCAATGAACTTAAAAGATTTGCCAGAAAGGTGCATATTAACCATAGTATTCATTTCTTCTTCAGAAATACCATGTATATACTTACCTTTCTGGCGTAATCCATTTTTCAAAGTTAATCTACTAATAGTAGCTTTACTTACTTTTAAAGTTTCAGCTACTTCTTTAACCTTTAAACCTTTTGTAATCAAATCTATAATTTGATTTTCAATTTCTGTACTTGTTTTGCGGCTCATAATTATTATTTTCCGCAAAGATATAAAATTAAATCAACTGTACCAAATCGTGCAGTACTTAAACAACCGCCTGGAAGCGAGCCGAGCGACTAACATCCCATACCTGGAATCCAACAGTAGAAGCACGATAAATACCAGCTTCTTTGTTAAGATGATATACATTGCTACCATCCTTAACAGAACCATTGTAGAGATTGTAGATATTAGAAACCATAAAGTACTCTTCCTGTGCAGGTTCCCAAATCATACATACATTAGACTTTGTACGTGCCATTTGAGGTGCAGCAGAAGTCTCACCCAAGTCAAAAATATCAAAACTACCTGATTCTACAGGCTTACCTGTTTCTGGATGAAGTTCTGGATAGAAATAAGGATTATCTTTAGTAGGGTCATAAACGAAACGCAAGATAATTCCATTATAGCTACGAAGTTCTGTAAACTGTGCGCCCCAACGAAGTGCTTTATCAGTTACCTGAGAAGGTACACGCTCAATAAAGTAGTTAGAGTCAAACACGAAAGGAGAAAAACCTGCTTCAGCAGCAATCAAGCGAGAAGCAAACTTCATACCTTCAGAACCTGTGTGAATTTCAATAGCACGGTCTTTAAAGTCAACAGTGTTGAAAAACTTAGCATCAAGGAAGTCTGTAAATTCACCAAGCGTAATGTTACCATTATGCTCACGATAGTTACCATCCTTTGCAATTTGTAACCAACCAGCAGAAGACTTTAGTACACGTCCTGTATCAGTATCAGAAGAAACTTGGGTACGTCCAAATACCATTTGAAACTCCTTATCCATTGCAATACGCTCTTCAAGCATTGCTTCAGCAGTTGTAATAAAACCACCTGCTTTGAGAATATCACTCTTAGGAGGCATCTTACCATCAGCACCTTTTTTAACTACAATGTATCCTGAAGAAATTGCAGAGTTTTGTACAGAGCCATTAAATGTGTAAGTAGCATTAGGCTTTTGTCCACGCTTGGCAGCTTCAATTTCAAGACGAATAAACTTATCAGTTACTTCAATCTTCCTTGCTACACTACCAATATGTCCTTGCAAGTCATACATACTTCCAAATTCAATGCCACCATACTTCATGTTCAATTCATCAGAAACTTGAGTAGTAGCATCTACCATTGTTTTACCAACAGCAAGTACGTCTGGGTCAACGTAAGAAGCAGGGTCTCCATCTTGTAAAACTACAGTATAACGCCAGCTATTGTCAGATTCCTGTACAGGAAAACCTACAATACGAAGCATAGGCATGTTAATACTTTCAGTTTTTAACACAACAGGTTCACCATACCAGTTACGGTCAAGGTAAATGTTAAAAGGTTGTCCCATTTTACCTGGCTGTGTACCAAGATTAGGGTCAACCTTTGTAATTACTGCACGAGTGTGCGTATCTGTAAGTAGTTGCCAACGGTAATCAGACTGTCCACCAGGAAGTTCACAAACATTACCTTGAGCCTGTGTCATCCATAATAGAGGTTTGTTTACGATGTAACTACCTAATTCGGATGCGAAAGTCTGCGCACCCATTACACCAAAGTCGTAAGGTTGTAAGTTACGAAACATAGAAGCCCATGTGCTACTATCTGCATAAGTACCACCCCAATCACGACGTTCATGTGTACGAATTAAAGCTGTTCTACGAGTTAACATATTTTAAAATTTAAGTTTTTATTCGTTATAATCAAAATCCACAACCTCTAAAATGGATTTTTCTTTTCTACTTGGAAGTTGTTTACCTAAAGCAGCAACAGCAGATGAAAATTTATCTTCCTGCATCCTTGTCTTTTTCTCTACATTTTGCTTACTTGTTGCTTTATCATCAATTAGTTTTCTGAAATCAAATTCACCTTTCTTTTCATCAAAATAACTATACAAATCTGCTAATTGCACAATAGCTTTAGGAGACTGTCTAATCATTTCATTTTTCTTTTGAATAATATCAGGTTTAAGATTTTCAATCACAGCTTGTTTTCTTGTATTACTCCAAGGTAATTCTTCAAGTTGTGTATTGATACCATTTATAAACCTTTCATTTTCTTCTTTAGCAGCTTGTATCCTTGCTTGCTTTTCTTTCTCAGCCATTTCAAGTTTAGCATCCAACTCACGACGTACTTCGTTGTTTACTTTATCTGCTAATTGTTTTGCAGTTTTAATTAACGTACCTCTTTCTTCAAGCAAGTCTATAGCTTCTTCCATATCATCAGTATCTGAATAAATATTCATCTTAGTATACTGTTGTTGAAGAAAACTTCTTGCTGATTCTGTATCTTGAATATTAACCATATCTACTGTAGAAGATAAATCGTCGTCAAGAAAAGATTTAATATCTTCTAACGTAACATCTTCTTTAGCAAATACATAGTTTACTAACTTCTGAGATATTTCAGGAAGTGTGTTTACAGCACGTTTAAAACTTTTAAAAGGTAAATCCTCAATCTCTTTTTTCAATGTTTCAATAGAACCATCAAAATCCTGTATCTCGTCAATAATACCATTTTCAACAACAAAGTCATAAAAGTATTTTACAGCAGACTCGTCTTCTTCATCAGAATTGACATCTGTAGTGTCAATTTTGTATTCGTCTTCGTCATTATCTACATTCTTGTTGTTGTCAATATTATCAACAATGTCATCGCTGTTATCATCAGCTTGGTTCTGATTACCCTCAAGCATTTCTTCAGGGTTTATGTCAAATTCAAATAGATTATCCATATCAACTTTTTTCGTAAGTAATTTGCAAATTTAAAGATTAATCAAGTCTTAAAATGTTATTTATTTTAAAAATATAGTTTATTTAAACAATTATCAAAATCACTTTGAAGATTTTGAATTTCTTGCTTTCATTTTCTCAATTTCAAGTTTTTCTTTTTCAATAGGTAATTTATGTTGCCATTCTCTGTCAATTGCTTCTATCTTATCATTAATCTTATTCTCATTAATATCAGCTTCCATAGCATACCTTGTCTTTTGTAATTCTAAGTCTTCAATTCTTGTCTCACGTTTAGCTTCTTCAGATGCCATAACTTCTTCAATTCTCAAATCAGACTGATACTTCAATAATTCCATTTGTGCTTTCTTCATTTCAGCTTGCATCTTTTCCTGTGCTTCTTGTTGTTGCTGAATACGCTGTCTTTGTTTATCAGCTTCAACCTGAATCATTTTATCTATTTCTGCAACAGATGCACCTGAAGCAATTGACTTTAAAATAGTAGATATAGTTTCAGAACCTTGTCCTGCATTTTGTGCCATAGGTTGTAAATTCTGTAACATAAAATCTATATAAAGTCTGTCTTGGTCTGTATCTGACAAAAATAAACCTATATCATTATAGTTTAAATTATCAGGTGTAACCTTAATCAATTCTTTGGTATTATCAGGTAATACATATTCAAAAAGATATTCTGCAAGACTACTGTTTTCATCAAATAGTCTTTTGAAATAAATATCCATATTAGCAAGATGCTCGTTAATTACATGAGACCATGCTTTATTATGCCAGTAAAATAAATAATCTGTTGTAAGTGAAGATTGTACAAGTGCTTGTTGATTATCTGTAACATTTGTATTAGGTGCTACTTGTGCTTCTCTTTGAGCATTTACACCCATGGCTATACCTAATTCTCTGTCAATTAAATCTATAAGCTGTTGTGAGTTAATAATATCTGCCATATTACCAAGTTGTAATACTTCTACAGCACGTCCTCTTGTAGGTGATGGAGGTAAACCAATACTTTGTTGTGAATCTGAATAGAGTATTGTCTTAGTCTTCTTTCTGATAATCTCACTCTGTGTAATTTTATCTACACCTTGAATAGGGTTTCCTGTTTCATCTTGTGCTAATGCGTCAGGTATCCTGTCCACATCTTTTACAATATTCATACCCTGATAAGTAGCAATCTCTTTATTTTGTAGAAGTTTAAGTGCGTATATCTGAAATTGATATGGCAAAGCTAACTGTACAAGTGATAGAGATTTAGCATTCATTGAGTTGAATATACCTCCTTTAAAAGATAATTCGAATCGTGAAAATGGGTCTAAGTAATCAGGTTGAAAAGGTACTTTTCTCATAATAGGATAAATATCATATCCTAATCTAATAATTTCATATCTCCTTGGTATATACAAAGTCTCTACTTCATGTTTACCAAAGTCATCAGACCATACCCATTTGTAATCTTTTTCAAAATACCTGTTTGTAAATTCTACTTTTACAGCGTTACTGGGTATGATACTTGTATTTTTATCCAATATAATTGTAACAGGTTCACCATATTCATCTTCATAAGTATAAAACATTACCTCTTCATAAGCTTTAAACTCAAGATGTACACGAGTAATTTTATCATATCTGCTAATCTTGGTAGTACCTGTACCTTGATGTGAACCTACATTTCTACTATCATATATACCTAAACCTTCAAGTAAAGCATGTTGTCTTGTATGGTCAAATACAAACAATTCATCTTTATTAGAAGCGTTGTAAAAGTTACTATACTTCCTTACCTTTTCAATTTCTTCATCTGTAAGAATATTACCATATTCATCAAGTGCTTGTCCAATACTCATTTCATCCATTACCCAAAAGTAATCACCATGTTGTACAAACGGTAATTCAGGACTTTTATGGAATCCACAAAAAAGAGGATTAAGCACTTTGATATAAGGCTTACCATGTTTCCAACCATTGTATATAAACATCCTATCACTTATACACAAATGTTTGAAACTATCAATAGTCTTATATTTTATATCTTGACTATACATAGTATACTGAAGCATTTTATGCTTGTATATTTCCATTTCAGTCAAGTAATTCTTATAATTAATATCTGTAGGTGTAATATAATTTCTTGTCTCTTCAACAAACTGATTCATTTCTTCTTCACTCAAACCTTCCATCTGAGCCATGGCTTTTTTAACTTCAAAAGCTAATTCTTTTTCTACATTCTCTGTTATAAGTTGTTTTAACTTTTCATTCTTACTTCTTATAGCCTTTGCAGACAATAAAATTATCTTATGGTTAGACCTTCTTCTAAGCAAATCACCTACAAGTACATCAATCTTATTCTTAACCTTATTATACGGTATCAATTCTTCTACTGCTGCATCTTGAGTGTAAATATCATTACAAATGTTGTCAATCTCTTTTTGAAAATTACTCAAGTCGTTATTCATAAACTCATAGAGTCTTTTCATTTCATTGTAATCTTCAATAGTAACTTTGGAATAAGCAGGCATGTAATAATTAGCCACGTCTTTATACCATTCTTTGTCTTTAGTTTTTTTGCGTAAATCTATCATTACGGTATATTTTATTATTGCTTAAAAGATTTGCAAATATATTAGAATTATTTTGTTTTTTTATATTATCCTCCATCTCATTCTGATGCTCTCTTAAACCAAGTATTGTACCAAGCATTGCAGATACTGCATCAAAGTTATCATTTAGATTGTATTGCATTATCTGTCTAACTAAAAATATACATGGTATTCTAAATATATTCTTTTTTGTAACTGCTTTACCTTGTTCTTCAAACGTTGTTTCTTCCAATAACCAATCATTAAACATTTTTAACAAATTAATCTTTGACAATTTATTACCTACAATAAATCCATAAGACATTATATTTTTCTGATATATGTTTGTTGATTGTACTCTTTGAGGTGTATGAGACAGTAAATAAGTTTTATGCTTTCTGATATAATACTCTCTTACAGCTTCACCTCTATTCTTTTCAAACCATAATCCTCTTACAGGATTACCATACATCTGTATAAGTTTCTCTTGCTGTTCATGGTAATAGTCAAGTCCTTTGATAGGTTTACCAATATAACTTGCTACAATAATATTACCTGTATACCCATTAGATATGTACTTTGGATTTTTAAGTATATAAGTTACTCCTAATGAACCTCCATGTGTAATATTTTCTTCTACATAGTTATCATAACCTATAAACATGTACATATCATTAGGTATTACACCATTTTTATCTGCTGTAGGAAATTCATAAATACATATACAACCTGAAGGGTCTTTCTTATCTTTTGGTATAGGAAAGTCAAAGTGAGGTTCTACATCATGTAACACTTCATAAGCAATACCATTGGGTTTAGAATCATCCCATGTTAATGTTACAGGAGTGTATAAACTCTTATACAAGTTATTATTCATCAATTCTCTTTCTCTTACAGCAGCTTCTTCATAGGGTAAATAATAACCTGTATCTGTTAACCACATTTCTTCTACACGACATGGCCTGTTCATTAACTCTTCACGAAGTACTTTAGGGTCTTTACTTTCAGAATATATCCTACGTTGTCTATTTACAAAATCTAAAGCAGCTTTGTAATCTGTATTACCATTTTCATCTTTAAATTGTAGAATAGTCATATAATAAGGTATGAAATAACCTATTCTTTTATCTTTACCTTCATTACCAAACCTATTATAAAAATTGATAATATTATAATCTTGTGGATTTAAGAATACTTTCTTAGCTGCTTGTACATATTCAATGTTACCTGATGTACCCATTGCCCATTGCACACCAAATTTCTGTCCTGCTCTTGCTGTAGTAGAATCGTTAGCAGTTTTTACACTAATAAAATCAGATGATAAACCTACTTCTTCTACAACAGACAACAAATAACGTCCACCAACTGCTGCTTGCGCTCCATCACCTTTCTTTGTAGAGTAATTTACATGAAATATTCTACTTTTAGTGCCTTTTGTTTTCCATTGTCCGTTTATTTCAACCTTATACTCATGTCTAAACGGATTCTTTTTATTAGGACAGTTAAAATTACCACTTGTACGTCTGTAAAAAGGACATGGTGCAAAGTCTGCATCTTCCTGTTTACCCCATATACCAAACCATTTGACGAAATTCCTATTGGTATGGTCTGTTTTAGCATTCAAACTTACTTCAAGTTTTGATAATAACTCTGATGATTTGTCTGTATCTGAAGAACCAGCACATTGAGATGATGTAAGTTGCTGATTAATAAACTCTTTGTTATAAATTTTAGCACCTGCGAATACAAAATTATACTCTAACTCTGCTAAAGCAACCCAAAATGATTTCATACTACCACGACTACCCATTACAATGACATCTTTTGCAGGATTATCATCATATATAGGTTTACCAAGAGGTTTATCATGTAGTTTATACAAATAATCCCAAGCATCTACATACTGTTTGATGCTACCATCCTGTTTAAAACAATATTGTGGTAAATATTTCTTATCAAGTTTACCTTCATTGTATATTTTCAAACTATCTGCACAACAATAGTCATCATCTTTTGTAAATCCTGCAAAACCTCTGCTGATTAAAGACATATAAGCATAATCCCATACGAAATCAACTGCAATAGGTTTGATATATACTGTAGATTTATCTGCTAAAGTGTGTTCAAGTACTGTATAATTAATACAGTAATACATATTACCAGGCATGAATCTGTATTTACCAAATTCTTCACCCCATACACCCTCAATACACCGTTTAGTTTCTTTAGACCAAAATACTTTATAATCAGGATGGCTTGGATGTAACATAGGTACATCAACAAGCCATTGTTTAATGTTTTCAATCTTTATATAATCTACTCTTACGTTATCAGGGTGTATATACCAACTTTCATTTATTTTTTTATCAGTCATCTTCAAATTCAATTAAGCCAGAACTATCCAGTAAACTTTCTGTACCACCTCCCCATATTCTTAAATTATTTTCTTCTTCCATAAACATCTTTCTAACTTCATCATATTGTTGATAAAGTTTTAAAGTATTAGCCCTCATACTATCTAAATCTTTAGCTGTACCTTTAATAGTCAAAGGTTTACCTGCAACATATACTATTGCACCTTTAGCATCTTTTGCTACAGAGTCAAAAGTATATTCAGTTTCTTTTATAAACTTTGCACGTTTAGCTAACGACTCTTCTTCTTCTTTAAATGCTCTTGCAGCAGGTGTAAGTAAGAATGTATCATACATTTCCATACATTCCATGATAATTTCATCTTCAAAATTAAACTTAGGATAATAAGTCAGTATAGCATCCTTCTTAATATCCTCATTTAATCTTCTCATTTTGTTTTCAGAAGATGTATCACACCATAACCACAAACACCACATTTCTTTTGAAGAAGTTTCTTTATCCTTACTCTTATCTCTTGCATATAACTTCTTAAAAGGAGTTATCATTGCAATTTGATAATTGTTAGTCCAAAAGTTTACTCTAATATCAAATGGAGGTGTAACGTTTACGAAATTCATTTTACAGAAATAGCTTTAAAATCATAATCTTCTTTAGTACCATCTGTAAACCATACCATGATACTCATACTTACATGATACTCTCCAGAAGTTATCTGAAAAGGTACAGCAGGTATTTTCCATTTGTAGTTAATTTCATTATCAGTAAAAGAAAGGTTAGTACAACCACAGGAACCTGTAGCTGTACTAATCACTTTATCCGTAACGATTTTATCTTTCACTAATGTATTTTCTTTAACCTTCCCAATATTCAATTCCATTGTCTTCAATTTTTGGTGTACATTTAATACCACTAATAGCTACCTTATTAAAATCACAGCTACCGCAGCCTTTTTGACAAATACCTGTTTTAAAACATTTTCTACATTCTAATGATTTCAAATACCAGCGTTTAATAAATTTTCCGAAAAGTAACCATAATAACTGCCCTTTAAAGTAATAATAAATTACTTTTGGGTCTTTCTTGATTTCATTAAAAATATACTTTATCATTTTCTCAATCTGAATTTATAGTTAAAAGAAAGTCCATTTACACCATTACCTGTCAATACTACACCTGCACCTATATAATGTCTTTTAAATTCTACACCTACATTAGGTATAACTATTCTTGCATTAGGTACAAACGTAACACCTGCATAAGGTGCAAAATCACGAAACTTAATAATCTCATTAGTAACTTTAACACTATCCTTTACGACTATAGGTATATTAACTATTCTATCTTTTACTACAGTAATATCTTGTAAAATTACACGTTGTTTGTGAGATACAATTTCATTATTAGCAACTTTAATTGTATCCAACACAACAATAGTATCTCCAAAATAATTTGCTTTAGAATACGTATATATATTAGTATCTTTTTTAACAACAGCTACAGGTACTTCTTTAACCTTTGTAATAGTCCTATATTCAGTAACTACATTCTCTGTATACACAGTATCAGGTTTCAACCATATCGTATCACTTTTGGTAAGTACTGTAGTCTTTACTTTAACTTCTTGTGGAGAACAATACTTAGTTAAAAGTATTGCTGCAATCAATAAAATAGAAACTATCCAATAAAGTTTATTTTTCATTTCAATGTAAGTTTGTACTTGATAGAATTTAAGAAGTTAACCATTGTAAGCACTTCATCTTGAATATCCAAAGTATAAGTAGGTAGTTGAGATTCTAAATACCTTAGCAACCTATTCAGATATTCCTGATAATTTGATAAATTACCTGGACTAATACTTCCAATATCTTTACAAACTGAACCATACTTACCCTGATAAGTCTCCATAATACTATCAAGTAACTCAGGTAATTCTTCATATACTTCTTTCAAAGTTACGTGTTCTGCATAACTTTTACTTTGTAGATGTGCTACATGTGCTGTAATAACCATTTCATAAACTAATTTAAATATTGGTTCCATATCAATTATTTTAAAAATCCTTGAATAATAGCTGAAGGGATAATAGCGTATCCAAAGTCATCACTTTCAATATCCTGTGTAGGTAGAATTATACCACTATCAGGATGTACAAAGAAATGCTCATAGATAATAGCTGAATCATCACCTTTTCTAACAGGTAGTGCTTGTAATTGTGGTATTGCAAGTATATCACCTTTCTTAAAATTATCAATATGCTTAGGTGTAGCAACTACAATACATTTAGCTGCAAAAGGAAATGGGTTATCTACAGTCCTCCAAGTAGCACCTTGTACATTCTGAGAAGGAATTTGAATTTTATCAAATCCTGGTGTATCACCTGCAAATAATTTACCTCCAACAATATTTAACTCACGTAAATATACTCTTACAAGTATACCCTGATAAGGCTTAAATGTATCATAATTCTCAGAAAAATTACCAATATTATCATTGTAATCTTTCCTCGACTTAATTTGCTTTTCAAACCCTTCCAAATTGTAATCATGTTTATTTGTTTTACCTGTAATAATTTCAGGTTTTGTTGTGAAATAAACTTTGTTAGTAGATGTCCCTTTTGTAACATCATTCATCGTTAAATCCTGTTTTGCCATTTTTATATGATTTTTTTAATTGTTTCAAATTTTCAAGAATACTCAAATAATACTCCTTATCATAACCTTCTTTATTCAGGTTTATAGCATTTTGCGTAGTAGCTTTTATTCTCCAATATTGCATCCACCATGTAAAATATCCTTCAAGTCTTAAACCCATTTTAATATCTTCAGGTTTCATCAATATTTCTTTTATAGTCTTCCAAAAGTCAGATATAATCAAATCATAATGTGCTGATGTTATACCTGTCTCTTTCATTACATTTTCCTTAATCTCTGTAAACATCATTTTTCATCCATATTTATCTTAATCTTTATCCCAATACTATCTGTAATCATATTATCCTTAATCTGTTTTAGAAAAGGATTTAACTCACCTTGTATAACCCATCCTTTTTCTTCAATATTACTTTTATTCATAGCAAAAGTCTGTTCTTTCATATTCAACTGTTGCTTGATTAATTTCCTTGAAGTACCATAAAAAGGATTCTTGCTATTAGATGCCATTACAATTGAAAGTATTTCTTTCTCCTTTTGTGTTAATGGTCTTTTAGATAAAGCACTTAGTATATCAAGTATTTTACCGTAAAAATCCAACTTGTTTTCAACTCTTATATTCAGCTCCATAAAATAAATTTTTTGCAAATTTATTACATTTTATTATTATTGTATATTTTTTTAAATATTTCTTCTGTAAAATAACTTATCATATAAGCTTGCATTTCATCATTACGTACATCAGGTGCATATCCTATAAAAGCAAATATCTCATTTACAAAATGTACAACCTCATGTGTAATAGTACCTATTCCAGGATTCTCGTTTAAACAAATAAACCATTCTCCATCTAAACTTGTAAAGAATCCACCTAACCAATCTTCAATAGTTGACAAGTCATTAAACTTGCCTTTCTTTGCCAATACTTCCTGCCAATTGTTATCAGCAATAACAGTAACTGTTCTACCAAAGTAATGTGCTTTTAATTTAAATATCATCTGATAAATTTTTAAAAGAAGTTATACAATGTTTATGAAACGATTTCTGCTTCCTGGCAAAAGTAGGATTTAATCCTATATACTTTACATTTTTAAAATAAAAATAATTTACAATACTCTTATCTCTCAACTTTTTCATAAACGTTATAAAACTTGTTCTTTTGTAACCTAAATAATCAGCAAGAGTCTCCATATTATAATACTCCTTCTTATCACTATCATACAACAAGTTAAAATTACCATGTACAAGATTAGCCATCATCATTATCTTACCTTGTTCTGTAGAATTAAAATGTGCGTCTACATATCTTTTAGCAACTGAATCAACAACAATAAACTCCTGTGAAGATAATAGCAACAATTTATCATTCTTGATATTAACCGTTGTAATATTCAACTCTGATGAAAGCATTTCTCCAGTATCAATATTGACATACTTTTCAGAGTCTATCTTTTTTTTGTGAAAAACAGGTTTTATCATAAAATGTGTTTGAAAAAGTTCAATTTTTTGAACTAATTTAGTTAAAAAGTGGCATTTTAGTTCAAAATTTTGAACTTTTTTTTTGCCTAATTCTTTGAGTATTAACTGTTTATCATTTTATTGTATATATTTATATTACATAGAAGAAATTAAATGCAAAAATACTCCTTTTTATCCCCCCAGGTGTACCTTTTTTAACCTAAAACAAGCCCCCCACCTACTTGTTTTTCAGCCTATAATTTTTGTAGAATTAAATATGATGTGTGAAAC